CTTTGTCCGCAAATTAGAAATGGCGGTAGTGAGTTTGTCGATATTAAGCTCTGCACCGCTGGATTCCGCAGAGATTTCTACGGATAAGCTTGTAATATCAACATCAGCCATCACTACCACCATCCTTTTGCTCCATCATAGAGAACATCATTCTCTTGATTCGCTCCTGCGCCTCAACTGCGCGTTGGTATTCATACTCGTCTTTCTCCTTTTGGGTAAGGGGAATCGGTCTATCCATGTACTTGATAGGCTTAGACCCTTTCTTTCGGAACATATTGCCAACCGTAGAGGAAAGCGCAGATGCCATGTAAAAACCATTTCTCCATGCTTCTGCATTGGCTCTGCGTTCTCGCAGTTCCTCTGCGTCACGGTATACCTTAGCCATCCAGACATCACCGTGCCAGAACTGCTCGTAGGTCATGCCGATGGAGATGTAATAGGCTTCTACATCGTGGAACAGCTTGGAGAAGGAAAACGATTCTTCCTCTCCGTCTGGTTCCTGAGATTGTGCGGTTACACAATCTCCCACGTTGCGTTTTTTGCGGTCTTGTCCTCAGTGTCGGTCGCCAGCAGAGACTTGGAAGCGTCCATGAACATCTCAAGCAGAACGCCCATCAGGTCTTCCTTATCCTCGATGTGCTGGAACATCTCGTCCACGACCTTACGCTTGATGCCACGATTCCGGGCGATAAACGCGCCGTAGAACAGGGCGCGGGAATTGGACAGCAGGTTGGTCATCTGGGTGTACTGGCCAATCTGAAAGCCTGCACGTTCGGTAGCTTCCACGCTGTCACGGGTGAAAGTCAGCTCGTAAGTGCTCTTGCCGTCGGGGGAATGAAAGTTGATAACCTTTGCAGCCATATAAATGCTCTCCTTTATAAAGGTAGGCAGAACCAAATCCGCTGTTCAGTTCTGCCCGGTTTGATTGATTCGATTTTTGCGGTTTAGCCGCCGTTGACAGTCAGGGTCTCGCTGAACTCAGGCTTCTTGGTGAAGATGCAGTTGATGGTCATTTCCACAACCTCGTCCACGCCAAAGCCGGACAAGCCAACCTGATGCATACCCTGCCAAGTAAAGCCGGAGCCGTCCTGCATCTTCAGGGCGTAATACTTCACGGTGTTGCTCTCGGAAGTCTCATCGTAGCCAGCTTCCTTGACCTTCTTGTAGTCAGTCTTGTTGTAGTTGGCGGTAAAAGACTTGGTATCAGACTGGATGATGCCAAAGATGTTGACCTGCATAGGGTCAGACAAGGTGGTGGCATCCAGAAGGTTCGGCTCGGAGATCAGGTCGGGTACATCCTTGATGTCGCACAGCTTCGTCAGAGCGGTTGCGCTGTCGCCACAATACAGGGTGGTATTCAGACCGGAGATAGCAGTACTCATAGAATGTTTACCTCCTTAGTTTCGGTAAATCATTCCGTCCTCTCCGATTGTTGCCCCATAGCTGCAATCAATCCGATAGACGGAATTGTTGTACAGCCCATTCAACGGGGCAAACGATTTGCGATAAAAGTTGAGTGATTCGAGAATGGAATCTACGATGCCGACGATGGAACGTGCTTCTGCAATGCGCCCGGTGTCCTTATTGGAGTAGACACGCACACGCAGGGAAACAGCAGCGTACTTGCTGTGACTGGCAGAATCCCGATGAACCGGGAGGTTGCTGTTTTCCTCTATCTGCACACATGGAAACTTCTTGACGTTGCTGTCGTTGATTTCACCAGTGACGAAGATGCCGGGTACTTGCTTTCGCAGTTCCTTAGCAACAACCGTAAAGATAGAATTGAAATAATCAATCAACTATTCCAAACCTCCCTCCACGTTGCTTCGACCTGAGAAGCCATTTCCTCAACAGCCCCCCACATAGCCATAGCTGGTTCGTTACCATCGGTGTAATTCAACTGGCCTTTGCCATCCACCTGTTTGACAGGCGTACCAGCATTGCCGGATTCGCCGTAGTAGTACCATCTGCGGTTTGCGCCTTGCCCTTTGCCGTAGGAGCCATGCACACCAACGCCGGGCGGTAGCTCGCCGCCATATCCGTTGTGATGTGCGCCAGTGCCAAACTCGATGAAAGCAACTGCCTTTCCGTGCGCTACGATTGCAAAGCCATTTGGCGTTTGTACCGGGTCGTGCTCAACTGTTACGTCATTGTCGCCAGCATACTGTGCGTTAGCAAACCGCACAGTCGCAACGTCAATGCCTTTTTGCGCTAGCGCCTTTGCAAGCTCCTGTGCTTTTTGATTCAGGGTGGTCTTGTACTCCTGTATCTGACGTTCCGCATCACGAAGTCCGGCATCGCTCAACCTCACTTTAATTTTCACTTGCAGCCACCTCCTTCAGCGCATACAACGTGTCCGTGATATGCTCTGCGACCTTGACCACAATGTAGTTAAAGGGCTTTGAAACATCCGTCTGAAACCAGACGTGCGTTCCCTCATAAAGTGGAGTGTTATGCTTTTTGCTGGACGAACTGACCACATAGCCGTAATCCGTGAACGCTCCAAAAGGGTTTGCTTCCGCAGAACCAGTAGGCGGGCTGACATTCAGCATCAGCTTTGCGGGGTCGCTCCACGATTCGTATGCGGATTCGCCAGTCTCGTTTCCCCACTCGTCCACAACAGGCGTTTTCTCGCCAACTGGGTTTGAATACCACAGCGGGCGTTTATCCAGCGGACTACCATTAAACATCAGCCGATAACACCTACTCTCGGAACCACTTCGTTTAGCAGAGACTGCGCCACATCGGAGCTTTCCCACACACGAGTAATGCCATTATTGGTATAGCTCGTCTGTCCGTTGGCGCCGATGTGGTTGTACAGTTCCGCTGCAATGCGTATCTGCAACGACTGATACTGCAAAGGCAGCTCGTCCGGTCTGTTACCGAAGGGGTAGCCCTGTGCAAATATCTTGTCTTTGGCAAAATCAAGCAGCAGGTCGAAGAGTGGGTAGTCTTCGTCCGTGATTTCACGGTCAAGTGCCGGGGCGATGTACTGCCCCAGCTTGACTGCCGCTTCGGAATACTGGTCTCCCATGCTGCTTTCCTCCTTTCGCCTTAGTAAGCCTTGATGCAGTACACAGCGTCCATGCGTTCAAAGGACGGCAGGACGATTTCAGAAGCATAGATGTTAGTGTTGACAGGATGCACGGTCAACTCGGTGGTAATGGCAACGCCGGTGTTCACAATGGACACGGATGCGCCGGACTGGCCGGACATCAGATCGGCTTCCTCAGGGGTAGTGCCATACCAAGTCGTACCGAGTTTGCCATCAGGAGCCAGAACAACATAACCGTCAGGAAGATATTTTGCGGTGTCACCACCGCCTTCAGGACGATACTTCTTGTTGTAGGTGAAAATCTCAAGGCCAGTTGCCTGACGAACAACTTCCTTTGCTTCATTCGCGGTGAGAACGGAAGTGGTTCGATTGTTGATGGTAAGGAATCGGTTCTTTACTTCATCAGCAGCAATCATCTTCGCGAGCGTAGCCTTGTTCATAAAGACGCGAGTGACTTCTTCACCAGTTGCATCATTGACAGCATCGGCCGCAGCAATCAGGTCAGAAATAGGCGTAGCAGAAGCGGGAGTGTCCCACTTTGCGGAAGTTGTCAGTGCCTTGTAATTGCTTTTTTTCCACGTTCCATCAGGGTCGTAATTGTAAGTGTAGTTCACACCGTTTGCCTTGATGGTGATGCCGGGAGTGCCATTTGCAGGAGCCAGCAACTGCCAAATCATACGTTCAGGCACGATGCGTGCGCCGGTGACGAGATCGCTTACATCATCATAAATGCGCTTCACAACGTCACGGGCATAGGGGTCGTTGCTGTCGAGAACACGCAAGATTTCCTGACGGTCTTTCTCACCCAGATGGTAGCCCTCACGGAAGAACGGCATCTCGGTCTCATCGAACTTGAAGCCCTCACGGGTGCGGAACGTAGCCTTTGCGTCAAATGCGCTGGGCATCAGAGACACGCCAACACCCTTGTGGCCGCGAATCCACTTCAGGTCAAGACCAGCCTTTTTCTGAGCGGGGAACAGTGCGTCAGATGCAAAGGGCATCGCATTAGTAGGGTCATTCGTCCAATAGGCGGCAATCGCAGCCGGGGCAAAGACTTCCTTAAGATTCAGTGCCATGTTGTTTTACCTCCTATTAAGCGTTCACGCTGATGTTGTCACGGCAGAAGATGCCAGGAACGGCAGTCTTGAGTGCCTTGATTGCGTCAGCGTCAAAGGTGAAGCTGGAACTTGCCGCTGCCTTCTTGGTGTCGATAACACCACGAATCAGCAGGGCGGCGTTGGGGTTCTCTTCCGGGTCAACGTCATACAGTAGGATGCCGTCAGCGTTGATCGTCTTAGAACCAGTCTCGCCAGCAGCAACAGCTTTCTTGCCAGCCAACGTCATGGGATAGCCAGCCTTAACCGCAGCAGTTTCGGTCACGGTAAAGGGAATGGCGGTGTAGTCATTGGAAGCAAGGATGGTATCGTTGATTCCGTTGACCGTGTTTCGGGTAAACTTCATGTTTTCCTCCTTGTTAATGGAAAGCACTCATTGCGTCACTCGATGCCTTAGAAGTATTTACGTTCTGCTGTGCAAGGCTCTTAGCAAACGCCACGCCTTCGCTGTCAGAGCCGCCCTTGCCATCCGCACCCGGAGGCGTGGGCATATCCTTCAGCAAAGAAGCCTTGTATGCGGTGTCATGGGCGGTCATAAATTCCGATTGGAACTTAAACACCTTGTCCATGTCGCCGTCAGCCAGCGCAGATGCAGCCTTGCCAGCCAGTTCAGCGTCATAACCCTGTGCAACGAACTTTTCACGGTAAGATGCAAGGGTTTTTTCCTTGACGAGGTTTTCCTTGTCAGCAGTCAGGGCTTCAATCTGTTTCTGCATTTCTGCCAGCTTGTCAGCCTGTTCCTGTGCGGCGTTCTCGTCATCGGTGCGCTTTGCCTTGAGCTGCTTCTTGTACTCGGCTGCTTCACCGTTGGCTTTCGTTACGGCGTTGCGCAGCTTCTCGACCTCTGCGCTAGGGTCTGCAACCTTTTCAAGCGCAGAAATGATTTCATCGGCGGTCATGCCCTCTTTGTAGGCATCACCAAGTAACGCTTTGTAGTTCATATTGTTAATTTCCTCCTGCGTTTTTTTACCGTTGCTTCCCTGCAACGCTGCGAAATTTGTATCCCGGCTTCCCTGCCGGAATATGCAAAGGGTTATTCGCCCTCTGTTTCTTTATTGCTATCGGTAGACTGCTTGTCTCGGCTTCGGTGCTTTCCCATCCTCGCCCAGCTTGCCAGCGGCAATCAAGAACGGTTTGCTCATTTCGTAAGCAGCCTGCGGGTCAGGGAACAGACCGGGCGTTGTGAACGCCAACTGCGGGTCAATGCTCTGGCTAAGCATCTGTGCGAAAATCTGAACCTTGCTCTGCTGGTTATCGTACTGACGGCGGGGCAGTTTGATGTTGATGTCACTTGCCATCAGCTTAGAGCCAGCCGTATCACGCAGGATTTTCAGCATTACAGACAAGCTTTGGCGTTCCGAGAACTTGAACATATTCTCATACTGCTGCGCCCTTGCTTCGGTGTGATTCCAACCGTTACGAACGATAACTGCGCCCACGTTGTCAGACGTTGCGTTTTCACTGCCAGTGGCACTAGGCATAGCAGTCAGGCTGCGGTACACGTTCAACATGGAATCAAGCAAGGTCTGGCTCTGCTGCTGGTCAAGCTCGTTTGCAAGCTGTGCGACCGAAGCTGGCTGACCGGAAGATGACTTCAGGCACATTGCGCCCATAGCCTTAACAGCTTTTAAGGCTTCTTCGTCCACAAGGCAGTTGGTAAACACCATGATGGACTGAATGAACTGTGCCACGCCGTCCAGACGGTTGCTTTCAAGGTCGTTGATGGCATCCAGCACAGGGATAGCCGGTTCAAACAGACCCATGCGCTCCGGGTTGAGCTTGTATTCGACCATCGGAAGCATCCCCAGAGAATGGCTTTCAGATTTTGTGATCTTGCCGTTGTCGATTTCAAAGTACTGGTTTGGCGTGTACACGCAAATCAGGTCGTTCAGGTCATTCTGATAATTGCGCGGGATATGCAGCACGTTGGCAATCGGCTTGTGACCGATGCCGGAGTTGTAAATCACATACGCCATGTCAGGGTCTGGAACGTCCACCAGCAGGGGTGTTTCGTCCGGGTAGTTGCCGCCATACCCCTTGTCAGGAAGAACGATGCGGTATCCCTGTCCACACTCCAACATCCACTGCCAGAGCCGCCGATCAAGCGCGTCCTTGCCCTCATACTGCAAGGCGTTAGACAGCCGGGCGATTTCCTCACCGTCACCTGTTGCCGTTTCAGACCGCACATAAGAGCAAGGCGTGCCGCTCATGTAACCTGTGTAAAAGCCCACGCATTCATTGGCGTGGTTCTCTACAATGCGGTTGGTGATTTCAGCGTGGTATTCCTTCGTACGGTGGAGAACAGGCTGGCTACCCAAGTAGTAGTTGTGCAGAAAGCGAATCTCGTTCTTATTTAGCAGATGAATAGGCTCCGCCTTGCCCATGACCACTTTCAGCACGTTCTCCCGATTGATTTCCGTCTCCGGCGTTTCAATCGGTCTACGTCCGGTCAGCGGCTTATTCAAGAATCCGTCAACAACCATCTGATACTCAGCCATGTGTTCCTCCTTTCCGGCAAAATAAAAAGCGCAGCAAGACAAACCTGTTAAGGTCTATCTCACTGCGCCAAAACTGCGCTTCAAAAGCTATTTACTTTTCCGGTGGATGGATGATTTTCACCCATCCTTCCCTTGTATCTCCTTCGATAATGCCCTTGCATCTGTCGCACTTGAAATGGTATCGTCCGTCTACTTCGCCAAGATAGCGGTTGCAGCGGACGTTCTTATAGATTGGATTCTGCCTGATACAAGGGCAACAGATTCTAACTAGCATGAGCACTCCTTTCGTTGAATTTCTGGAAACAGGCTGTTTAGCACAGACCTGTCAGAAGCTACTGGGAAACTGTTCGCACTACCAGTCATGCTAGGCTCTGACTTGTCGGGTGTCAAAAGCCACGATTGCCCCGACTGGAGCAAATCGCTGATGGACACAGAAGATGGATTTGAACCACCGACCTTCGGGCTATGAACCCGACGAGCTACAAAACTGCTCCACTCTGTGTCATGTACCCGGCTTGATTCATCGTTGCTCTTTGAAATGGTAAAATGTCACAAAACCCATTTCATCGAGAGCCGGGAATAACGATTGGAGGTTGTAAAAGGAAAATTTCCATGAAAACAGAAGTGAATCGTTGTGCTGCGTAACGGAATCGAACCGTTGCTTGCCAGCAGTGGGGGAGACAGACTGGCATTCCCCAAACAATTGGAAACGCAACATATAAAGCCCGGTGAAGGCGAAAGAGTGAGAAAACCTCCACCGGTGAAAGGAGGAATATGCTTGTTGACACGCACGCGAGTAAAATGACAAAACCTCGCGTGCAAGCTATTCCTTTAAGGGAAGTTGCAAAACTTCCTGCGTACATTATAAGCCTTGTCAAGTGATGAAATCAAATAAATAGACCCAGCGAACACAATATATTGTGTTTTTAATCAAAAAGGCCTCTTGACAGGCTCGATTTTACTGATTCCGTTATACAATTCATCGGCAAGCTGCGCCAGACTGTCCGGTGCATCATCGTGCGGAACTTTGCCAAGCTGCGTGAACATCGTCACCTGCTCCATGAACGCCTTGTACTCTTTCGACTGGTGTTTCTCGTCAAGGAAGTAGAATCGTTTGATGTCCGGCGCATACTGAATAATTCTGGACAGCTTGCTTTGACCACTGGGCGCACGTTGGCTGCGAACAGAGCAGTGATAACCCTGCTGCCGGAGCTGGCTGTCAACAACGTCACAGTATTCATCGCCACCGTTGTTGGCTTCGCCACGCACCACATTGATTTTGTGCTGGATGATTTTGCCCACGACTTCCGGTCTGGTCACGGTCTTGTCTCCGTTATTGAACACAAGGTCAGGGATGAACACGGCATCGCCGTACACATAAGCGATAGGACAGGCGGTAAAGTCACCGCCGCCCCATGCAATATCCATGACCATGAGCTTGCGATCAGGCTCTCCATCAGGCAGAACGCCGTTGAAATACCGCAGTTCATCGGCAGGGAACAGCAGACCTTCACGCACATAGGGTTTGCCCATGTACTTTGCCCACCATGTTGCATCGTCAATGCTGGCTTTCATGTCTGCATAGTAGGCATCGTCAAATCCCACGCCGTAGTCATAATTGAAGTTGCTGTGTCCGCTCTCGTCTACCGCAGGAATCACCCGAAATCTGTACTTAGGATTGTCTGCATATTGGCTTTGGATGCGCCCCAGAGGGTCAAGTATGTTCCAGCGAGTACCGACCATCAGCTCCAATGCGCCCTGCTTTTTACGGTCTTTTAGCTGGTTCAGATAAGCATCATACTTGTTGTTCAGACGCTCAACGTTCAGACTTTCTTCCAAATCCTCAATCAGGTCATCGCTGTACAGAACGCCGCCCTCGCCGATTTCAACTGCACCAGTCAGCGTACCGCCAATGGAGCGGCAAGTAAGGGTAGGAAAACGCTTTTTGCGGTTCAGGTCAACGCTTTCGTCTTTTGCACTCTTATCTACAAGCTGAACGTCCGGGAAGATTTTTCCCCAGTTATAGGTCACAGGGTCAGTGATGATAGACAACACTTCGCCGTAGAAGCCGTTGGTCAGCTTGTCAGAATGTCCGCTCATGACCGATGCAACGTCCGGGCGGTTGCCCATCAGCCATGTGATGAAAAAGATGCACAGCGTACTGTTATGGGTAGAAATCAGCCGTTTGCCAGCGCAATATACGCCGCCCTCAACCTGAATGCAGTTGCCCTGCTTCGGCTCGATGCGCTCAAACCCGCAAAATGCCACACGGCGAGGTTTGGAGAACTCCTTTAACTGCTTGCGAGGAACAACGCAGGGAATAGGGCAGGTAGGATTAAAAGAGATGGAATAAACCGTCAGATTTCCTTTAATGCCACTAGATGATACACGAGGTGGATATTCAACCACGCTACATCTCCATCCAAAGGTAGAAACCAGCGTGACAAAATCATCTCTCATTTGCAGCTCTGTGGTAGAAAAAGCGTACCGATGCTCTTTTGCCCGTAACGTACCGTCTGTATCGAGCAGCCCAGCAAGCAATTCCATGCGCTGTGCAATGCTGGCTGTAAAGTATTCTTCTGGGATGTGCTTCACGCAGCGGCGGTGACTATGGCACATATCGCCTTTTTGGAGTGCCTGTCGCAAGCCAGAGAATCCGTAGTACTCAACGCCAGTATCCTTATGGACAGTGTGCCAGCTAACAGGGTATCCATCGTTAATAACACGCTCAACAATCACTCGATCACAAGGAGGTTCGCAAATATCCGGGTGCTGATTGCGACCATCGCCAAGCCATGCACCCAATGTGTACGGCTCAACAGGCAGTTTCTTATATTCTCCTTCGACAAAATTTTTGAACGGAACCTGATAGCAGAATCTTATACCGTCCTTCGTGTCGGCAACATAATCTTCCATCATCCGCTTGGTTTCGATTACATCAAATCCGTTCTTATGCCGGTTAAAGACCGGCCACTCGTGGTTTTCGTGGCAGTCAATGTATGTGCCGTCAGAGAAATGGCATCGCACATCAAGCTGGCACTTAGGAGATACAGCCAGCACCTTTACAAACTTGCCTTTTGGACTGATAACTTCATCACCAACCTGCAAATCGCCGTGATTCTTCCAGCCGTTTCGCGTAAGAATTGGTGTATCATCACTCAAAGCCTTACCCACGCGAGCCGGAAGACTGACCCCCAAGAAATCTATCCGCTTATAAAACAAGTCCTCCAGGTCATCTGCCAGCACTTTCAGCACTCTGCGTCTTGGTTGATAGAACTTCTTCTCCGGCGCACGATTCCATTCAAGGTAAATGCAATAGCTGTCGAACACATCTTTTGCTTCAAACAGGTACGTCCGGCTGATAATATCATAGACTTTCGCCACGTCCTCGCCTGTTTTCATCTTGCCCATCATGGCTGCACAGACAGAGCGCAGCTCCCCAGAGTATTTGTAGGCATCGAACCGCTTGTCTTGCGGAAAAGCGTCCCTCAAATTCACGACCGCCTGAAACCAGTCCTCATAAACCTGTGCTTCTGTCGGATTCCGCTTTGCATACGCTTTGATACTGTCAATGATGGCGATACACTGCTTTGGTTGCATAAAAAATAGGCACCCCCTACCTGAAAATGTAAAGAGTGCCTACAACTGCACAAAAATCAAATATTCGGTTTTATAATGCTGTTTTCGGAAAATTATTTAATGTAATTTAGTTTAACGGAACTTATTTTACCTTATTTATATAATCGAATAACGTAGGACCGGATTTGCAAGGCCACCAATAAATTTTATGCAATTTTTCTTTCAGCCTTACAAAAAACAACGGCTCATACCATTTTATCGGACGAATACCGGGATGCTCGTCATCCCCTAGCGTAACATAGCCCATATCATAAATATGAGTAGCAAGAATCACGCCGTCTTTATCATGCGAACCAGAGATCACGCTGTAAAGCCATTTGTCCTTTTCTATTGCATCTCTCAATTTTGGAAGGGAATAGTATCCATCTCGCAAATCCGGCTTCTCTTTTATAAGTGCGTCCATCATTTGTGCCGCAGCCCCTTTATATCCAAACACTTGATAACGATAAAGCAGTTTATTCATTCCGTACCTCTTTCTTTGATTATACAAGCGTTGGCTTCGGTTCTTCATCCCCAAGCATCAACTTGTAACTAAGATACTTTTCGATGATAATGTGTCTTTCTGCCAGTGTACCATAAATAAAGACGAGAGCATCTTTAGCAGCATCGTATTCATTCGGAAAAATGACAATTTCCTCGTTTGCAAAAGTCACGGTGCAGTTTTCCGAATGGCAAGCTTCCAAGAACCGCTTGATTTCAAGAAAACCGCCAAAGTCAAGCATAGACCGCAGCGTGATGCTACCATTCTTAACAATCAGTTCTTCTCCCTGCATATTATCCAGCCTTTCTCTGTTCAGCAATCCGATACCATGTCTGACGGGTCAAATAATGTTCGCTTGCTCATCAAGCCACGTTTCGCGGTCAAGTCTTTCCTTCTTTTCGATTAAGGTAGGAGTAAACGTTTTATCGCTCTTCCATCCAGCGTATTTCTTAAAATACGCAAGATAATCTTCTGCTATTGCGGAAATGCTTTCCAAAATAAATGTAAGAAGAGCAACTCTCATTTGCCGCTTAAACGTTTCGGAAGGGCCTTCTTTCTTGAAATCAAAAAATATGTTTTCATCATAAAACAAAACATTGCATTTCTTAGATTGGCATTCCAGCATAAAGGAAGTAAAATCTTTGCAGTTTACAAAATCGAAAACCGAACGAAATGTCAAATCTGCATCTTTTTTGATAAAATCCCAATAAAACGGTTTTTGCTTTTCCATATTGTTCTCCTTTTCTCTTGCCTGTTGGAGAAAAGAATGGTATACTGTGGTTGCACCATTCTTTTTCCTGTTTTGGTTGGTTTGGTGTACTCTTAGCGGTGGCTTGTGGTTGGGCTGCCGCTATTTTTATTTGCGTATCTTTCGACACGCTCATACCAAGTGGATTTCCCGATGCCAAGCTGCTTGCAGCACTCTTTTACAGTGATTTCGCCTTTTTGCTGTTGTTTTAATAGGCTTTCAAACTGCTGCTCGTCAACTTGCTTTTCCTGTCTGCCGAAGCTACGGCCTGTTCTGGCTGACACTCGCTTGCCGTCAACAATGGGCATAGCGGCTATGCCCTCTGCCTGACGCTGTTTGGTTTTCTTGCGCTCCTGTTCAGCTACTGCACCCAAAACCTCAATAAGGATGTTGTTTACCATTTCCAGCACCCATGTCTGGTCTTGGAAGTCAATAAGCGTGGTCGGAATATCGAGAATGCGAACAATCACGCCTTTTTCTTTGAACCATTGAAGTTCTCGCTTCATTTCGTCTTTGTCACGCCCGAATCGGTCAAATTCCTTGACGATGACTTCATCCCCAGCCTTGACAGTCTCTTTCAATCGTTTATACTGCGGACGGTCAAAGCTGCTACCTGTCATTTTATCACAAAATACATTCTCGTCCGGAATGTCGAACCGATCTCGTGCGATTTTAAGCTGTCTTGCAAGGCTTTGCTCCTTACTAGACACTCTAGCTAAGAAGTAACGCATTTTTTTCACCCATCACTTGATGTCAAACCCATTTTCGACTTTTGTCTCACGAGGGACTACCATAATCTTGTATCCCATAACCCTTAGTGTTTCATCCAGCTTGTTGACACTAATGTTTTTGTGCCTTAGACGTTCATTCAAGGTTTTAAGCGGAATGTTGAGCATATCACTTAACTTCGCTTGGTTCAATTCCTTCAATTTCAAAATTTCCTTTATCGCTTCACTTGCCGTCATTTTTCTTCGCCATCCTTTCTTGATTCTATTATATCAAGACATTTCTGGATGTCAAGATATTTCTGGACTTTCTTTGCTTGCGCTTATATTATATATAAATATACTCTAGTATGTATTTATACATACTAGAGTAGTATAAGGATGTTTACTTAGTTAATCACAATCAGGTAGAAAATTTTCTATAATAAGGAGTAATTCTTCCAAACTTCATTTCCGTAAAACTTTGGGTCTTGACAAGCATATTTTCACGCTTTATACTTGTTTCAGCGAAAGCGAGGTGATAGGCTTGGCAAGACGAGCAGAAACCTCGGAACGTGATAAGCTGCGCATGATAAGCACCCGGCTCACTGAGAACCAGATCGCAAGCATGGAAAGCAGCGCAAAGGCATTGAACATCTCAAAGGTCGATGTTATCCGCATGGGTATCGAGTGGGTAGCATCTTACGTTGAGAACATCAAGGCATAAAAAAATAAGCTACCAGCCGCAACCACCACGAAGCCACTGATAGCTTATCCACATCACGAAACGAGAACCTGCAACCACCAAGGGGGCAGTCTCCCTTTTCGGAATCTATTATACCAAAAAGGGCTGCTTTCCGCAAGAGTTAGGAGCAAAAAACATGAATTTTCCCACGACAACCGAAGAATTTCTGAAAACCCTCGCCCGCGGCAAAGAGCCGACCAGCAAGGACAGGGAGTATGCAGAAGCGCTAGGCAAGTTGTCCGAACTGAACTACCGGGCAGGGTACGAAGCGGGAGCTGCCAAAAACAACAGCTAAATTTTGTGCAAGTCTACAAACTTTTGGATTTTGTACAGATACCAGTACTACATTAAGCGTTTGCGTAATTGACAAACCACAACATATTGCATATACTGGTTGCACCCACATGAAGGGAGGTGAGTTTATGTACAGTCCTTATCTTGAACGCCACAATCATACGTTCACTGTTGCGCTGACCGAACGGCAGTTCCAATGGCTGAAAGCCTATTGCACCGAACACAAGGTTGCACAAGCCGCAGCCATCCGTGACACGTTCTTTGAGGTGCATCCCATCCCGGAGACCGATGAAAACGAAAAATGATACGCTCGCTAAAGTTTGGCGACCACAGCGAACGTATCATGTAAACCCTGAGAGAAGCATTCTCTCGCCGTTATTATAGCAGAAAATTGCTTCTCTCACAAGTGAAAAGGAGCTTTTTAATGCAACTTTCTTTGTCTGAGAACATCAAAATCTTCAACAACGCCGAGTTTGGCGAAATCCGTGTCATGCTCATTGATGACGACCCTTGGTTTGTTGGCAAGGACATTGCGGTAGCACTTGGCTACGCAAAGCCTGAGAACGCACTGTCAGCACACGTTGATGAACAAGATAAAACCACTACCCTGATTCAGGGTGATGGTTCTAATTACAAGAGCAAGACAACCATCATCAACGAATCAGGTTTGTACAGTCTGATTTTCAGCAGCAAGCTGGAAAGCGCACAGAGGTTCAAGCACTGGGTCACTCACGATGTATTGCCGTCCATCCGTAAGAACGGGATGTACATGACCGACAACCTGTTGGAGACGGCTATTGCCAACCCGGACTTCGTGATCGGTCTGATTCAGAACATGAAGGCCGAAAAAGAAAAGAGCGCAGCATTACAGATGCAGAACAAGCAGCTCTGTGAGAAGAACGAGGAGATGCAGCCAAAGGCAGACTACTTTGACGACCTCGTGGCGTGGAACGTGTCTACCAACTTTCGCTCTACCGCAAAGGAACTGCGCATTCCTGAACGCCTGTTCATCAAGATGCTTATTTCTGACGGTTACATCTACCGTGACAAGAGCAAGGGCATCCTGCCAAAAGCGGGCAAGGGTGACGGCCTGTTTGCGGTCAAGGAATACTGCAACCAGAAGAACAAGCACGGTGGCGTACAGACCAGGGTAACGCCGAAAGGCCGTGAAACTTTCCGTCTGCTCTATGCAAGCATCCGCAAAAACGGATAAGTAACGCTTTCTAAAAATTTAGAAAGCGAAAATAGAAAAGCCAGTGGTTAGAGAGCATCTATCCGCTGGCTTTTTGTGTTATGTGATTATCCTTCTACAAGGTCTGCGTACTTGACTTCAATGCGGGGCAGTTCATCGGTGGTGCTGGTCAATGCTCTGGTGATTTTTTCAAGCCCGGTGAACTCACCATAGACGGTGATAATATCATCGTCCAGAATCTTCACAGCATCGCCGCCACGCTTATCCAGCATATAATACTCGTCATCAGCATAGAAGCCATATCCGCTGTTGTCCGTGTAGGTTCTCCATGCTTTCTCGCTGCCGGAGAAGTTTGCGTCAATAATCTGCGAGACCTTTACTTTGACTACAATCTTAGTCCCTTCATACTTTTCAGGATAACGGCACAGTTCCTTATGGTCCACAGTCTGGCACTCTGCCTTGTAATCGTCCTCGCTGATTTCAGGAGCAACGGAAGAAGCGGTGGATGCACTCGCCTTGTTAGACGTAGCGTCCTTGTAGCCCTCTTCAAAGCCCTTCTTGCCGCTATCGCTAGAGCCACCAATAGCAGACAAGACAATCAAAACAATGATGGCGATGAACCACCAGCGCTTGTAGATGGGCGGCTTGTTCTTACCGCCACACTGAGGGCATACCTTTGCACTTGCGGCAATCTCTGCTCCACAGTGCTTGCACGTTGTCATTTTGCTTTTAGCCATTGTAGATTCCTCCCTTTCAAGGCTTGTAAGGAAAGTATAGCACAGAACACAGACCCTTTGTAGGGGTCTTTTTGTTTTTGCGGGAAATTTTTGGAACTTGAGATAGGGGTGGGGGTGTTTTGTGCAGAAAAGAGAGGGTGGGTAGGCGAGGAAAAACGCCTTTTTTATTTTGGAGATTTTTCGCGCTACTCACCGGGCGGGGCTGGGCGGCGGCTGTATACCCCTCCGGTGGAGACCCCAGCCCCAGCGCACCCGAACAGACTGCACCGGCCTGCACTCGATACCAGACCGCCCACGCGGGCAGATCGTGACGGCAGCGGGGCTGGGCTGCCTGCTCAGTGCGTCCGGTAAAGTGTACAATTTCGGACGCTTTATTTTATCCATATTTATATGGATAAATTTTGCCAAAAGCATTGACAATCCATATATATATGGATATAATATAATCAGTCCAGATAAATATGGACTACAACCACAATACCGTTACAAAACAGGAGGACAAAACATGAGAAAGGCATATAAATGCAGTGAGCTCTATACCGCCACATTTGAGGACGGCACGTTAATGACTGGCACACTTGACCAGCTCTATGAAGCCCAGAACAACCGCAGAATGACCATTAAGCCCATTGTGTGGCTCTGGTGTAGTGACAGCGGCTTGTATATGGTGGACTACATCTTAGAGGGTGCGGGCTGGACACTGGGAGTATTTGACAAGCTGCCAGACGCAGAAAAGGCAGTGGCAGCGTTTAACGCGCAGCCCGCCGCAGATGTGGCAGCAATGCTCACAGAAACCGCTTTAAAACGCTTTACCTGCGAGGTAGAGTGCAAGGCGCTTGGCGACGATGGAAAACAATACAATGCTTTTTGGTGCCCCGATTATGGACAGATCTATTACATCATCCCGGCAAAAGTTAAGGTGCTGGGCTACATCCCGCAGTATAAGGAGGACTAAACGATGACGAGAACCGACGAATTGAACGCAGAAATCAGAAATCAGGCTGTGCGCCTTTATCCGAAATGTGCCGGACTTTTTGAGCTGCCATTGATGGTATACACTCAGATTGTAGCCGATAACCTCATGAGGGCAAAGCCCTACCGCCTCAGCGTTGAGCGGTGCAAAAAAATTATTTTGGCTATGCCGGAATTTGACTAATAGGAGGGTGTGAAAATGATTACTCTTGACTTTTCCCAGTGGGCTGCCCTCTGGTACGTGGGCGGCATGATTTCCGGGGCATTGGTTATGATTGCATTTCTCAACAGCTAAGGAGGGCTAAAAAATGACGTTGTTCGAAGAAAAGGTGAACGAATACCGTGAAAACAAGCGGCTTTTGGAAGAGCTTGAAGCAATGAACGAAAACATTAAAGCAGATATTATCTGCATGATGCAGGGCGCGCCGGAAATGGCGCAAGGCACTGCAAAAGCCATTTACAAGGATGTGCAAAGCGTCCGTTTGGATAGCAAGCTACTCAAGACGCTGCACCCGGATATTTACGCCGAGTGTAGCAGCAAAACCACCTACAAGCGCTTTAGCGTGGTATAAGGGGGTGCAAGCTGTGATTTTATCCGCACTTTTATTTTTCTTCTGGTTCTTTTCGGCGCTGTTCAAGGCAAGTAAGTGAGGAGGGCTATATATTATGGCTACTAATAAGGGATATGACGCAATAACTGGACTGTATACGTCCCGCTACTACGCCCGCAAGGGCGCAACCGGTGCAGACGTTGTTGTCAAGGTTTGCGGCGGCTATACCATCATGACGGCAGCAGATTATAACATTTGGCGCATTCAGCGCTGACACAATTTCAGATTCAACCCCGCTCCGGCGGGGTTTTTCTTTTGCCTTGCATCTGCTGAGGGTGCAGGGCTTTTATTTTGCCCTGCTGCAATACAGCCACATACAAGCGTTTACAGCGCGTTTTGTTCAGTTAATGCAGTTATACCACCAACGCCGCAAAACAGCGCACAGGGCTTTACAGGCGCATTTCCGTTGATTTGCCCTATTCCAGCGCACACAATACAGCAGATACACAAGCCGCCTATACGCCAACTGCGACACGCTGGAGGGCATACCGTCAAGCACAGCACCTCCACCGATACCAGATCCCACCGACGCGCCGAACGCTGTACAGGTCAGCGCAGCCGCCCTATTATAATAAGGTATATAAGGGTGCAGCGGTGCGCCCCTGTTATAGATCCATGCCAGACAGTGCAACACATCGCAAACCATGCCAGCCCGGCGATGTGCCGATACTTCCCACGCCTGGCGGCTGGAGTCCTGGCGTGGGTTAGCCTGGCATTATGTTTTTTCCTGGCACGGCGGCGCGGAACCCTTGACGGCTACCGCCGCATCTCTTTTCGGGCTTTCGCCCGATAGCCAATAGAGGTCAGCAATAATCGCAGCGTTCCGGCTGGAATAGTCGCAACAGCTTCTGGAATAGTCGTAGCCGATAGTCGTAGTTTATCCCGGAGGATAGTCGTGGAATAGTCGTAAAGTCGTCAGACGGCCAGTGTTTGAAAGTCCTATATATAGTATAGTAACGAGCTGTCCGCTGATAGTCGCAGAGTAATAGTCGCATCATTTTCTTGCGAACTATCGTCAAATAATCGTGTATTTTTTGTGTGAAATAGTCGTTTGCCTTTTAGAGAAAAGGAGATGCGATAGTCGCTAAGCCATCAGACCACCAAAAAATCAATATGTGTCTTGACACCTATCAATTTTATTCTCCATCACATTACCTCAAAATCTTTAACCACCGTACTTATTATAATAGTCGCAGACAATTACTCAATCTTTTTAACTATTATTCTGCCGAAATAGTCGTATCATCCGATTCGGCTCGTTCTTTTCAAATTTAATTACCGACAACTGCAATCATATCATACCAACCAACTAGGATTATCAATTTTGCAAATACCTCAATACTTTCAAATACATCAATACTTTTAACTATCTAATAAGACTATCAGACTGGTCAGATGCTTTCAATCTGTAATCAACCGCTCATACGGTTATGCAACATTTATACATATTTAACTGACTGCAAAATGAAGTCAATCCTCCATGTGAAATAGTCGTAGAGGGCGGCAGGTCAGATAGCCCATATTCAGCCAATAGAACCTGACGGTAGATGCCGGTCACGGTCTGCTCTGCTGGCTAACAGTGTAGCTTTTGGAGATAGAGGGTTGTAGGGGGAAAGAACCTTTACAAACGATTGAACTCTGGTTCACTGTACTGTTGCTTCTCTTGCTCTCTGTCAATCCACATATCAGCAAAGGCCTTCCAGTTTGTTATAGGCTTTCCGGTCTTAGTCATCCAACCTGTTCCCTCATAGTAGTTCATGAACCTGCTGGCAAGCCTATTCTCACATCCAGCATCCAAAAAATACTCGCTCACATCCTCGAAGTCCGGCGTGCTTGCGTTTCCATCGGGCGGGTCGCCCGCTTTCTTAATAACTTTTTTTCTTTTCTTTTCTTCTATATTAAGGAGGTGAACGATTGTTCCCCTCACAGGTGAAGCATCGTTCCCCTCAGAGGTGAATGATTGTTCACCTCCTTTTTCGCTCTTTGAAGATTCTTCCGGCACTTTGACGTATATCTTATCGGGCTTGTTCTTGCCTTCACGCTTGCGCTCGATCAACCCGGCTTCTTCCAGTTCTTTCAGAGACTTCTTAACCCATCGTTCCGTGAATCCAGTATCGGCAGCAAGGTCTTTGATGGGATACACGATGTATACTCGCCCTAGTTGGTCAGCAAACTTTCCGCTTCTGCTTGCCCTCTGTGACGACCTTGCACGATTGAACAGGTAAATGTAAACAATTTTCTCTGTTGGGCTAACGCCAATAGTCGAGAGGAATCGAGGGTAAACCATGTACCCATTGACCTTTGTATCGGCTGTCATGTATTCCATTTTCTCCTCCTGCAATAGTCGTAAACCTCTACATTGCGCTCACAGCCCCGTAGAGCCGTGCCAGAGCTGTTTTCTGTCTTCAGTCGATAAGTTTGTCGTCTGACGCTAAAAGCGTTTGCAGGGCTTCTGTGCGCATATATGCAAAAGGCTGCCATTGCTGACAGCCCATGTGCTCAATCCATCCAAGTATACTCTTGGAACCGTTGAATCTGCTTGTTAAACGTGATGGGAAGGTCGCCTATCTCGCCTTCCTTGTTCTTGCTCAGCCGGAATAGGTACTTGTCGGGGTTATCGCCGGACAGAAGGATGATTGCATCTGCGTCCTGTTCAATCTGTCCGCTCTCTCGCAAGTCGGAGTTAGTAGGCGTTGCTCCGGGCTTGGATGGGTTTCGATTAAGCTGTGCCAGTGCCACCACAACAATGCCTGTGGTCTGTGCCAGTTCGTGCAGGGCAATGGATATAGCTGTAATGGCGGCATATCTGTCCTTTGCGCCTGTTTCGTGGATAAGTTGAAGATAGTCTACGAAGATGACCTGAGCCTTTTTACGGAGAGCCTGAGCCTTCATCCACGCCACGTTCTTTCCGGCAGCGGAGCGGATATATAGGGGAATCTTCATGTTCTTTGCCTGTCCGTCAATCTCATTCAAGCTGACCGCCTTATTTTTCACCGTGTCCAGAGGGCAGTATATTTGATTGGCCATCAGACGTGCTCCTAGCTTGCGTTTGCTGGTTTCTAAGCTGAAGTAGTACACGGTGTAGTCCTGCTTTGCCATGCTTGCTGCTATTTGCAGAGACAGGGCTGTCTTGCCAGCAGACGGTCTGCCGCCGATGATGATGAAATCGCCCGGTGAGATGTGCAGCGCTTCATCCAGACGCTCTAGGCCTGTCTTGATATACACAGGCTTTTCGTCCATGTGAAGCACATAGTCGTTCAGCACATCCTCGTATGTCCACGCATCTTCTTCCTCAGCTTTCAGGCTCATTGCTTCGCCCATCTGCTGGTAAATGTCTGATAGATCAGAATAGTCGGTAAGCTCGCTGGCCATCTGGAATGCCAGACCTTGCACACGAGTGAGTGCAGCTTGTTCTCTGATAAGCTGTACCCAACGCTGCATCTGCTCCCTGTCAATTCGCACACACTCTGATTCACAGGTTTGTACACACGCCAAGAGCGTCTGCGCTACGTCTGGATGCTGCGTGTTTATTTCGACTATATCTATCTTACCCCTAACCGTCCAATAGCCCTGAACAGCTGCAAAAGCGTCTCTCAGCTCAGGTCTGAACAAGTCAAGTTCAAGGTCTGGTATGATTTCATCCACAACGCCCGGATTGCAGAGCATAAGCGCACCGATAAATACCGTTTGAACGTCCATTGTCATAGTCTAGGAAACTCCATCTCCGTACTTTGCTCGTACTGGTCATCCTGTTTCAATGCGTAAATGTCCTGCCACCCGGCATAGATGCTCTGGTCGAGAATGGCTTTCCAATCATGCCGATCAAACTTTTCCAGCTTGTTGCAGAGCATCTGTTTCGCCCGGTCTGTCATAGGCTTTTTGATTCTTGTACGCATCTGTGCGAACTCTCGCAGGGATTCCAACAGGGCTTTATCGCCATGAGCAAAGTCGGAGAAGATGTCAGGTTTCTTCTTGACTGCACTTTCCGGCAAGGTCTTTACGTTCATCTGACTGTCAGTTGATATAATGAGTTCATCGTCATCTGACTTTGAACTCATAGATGAGCTGACCTTCATCTCATTTATGACATGAGGATGAACCGGCTTTCGTGTAGACCATCCTTTTGACGCAATATCGCTTCTTTTCCACTCTTCATCGAGCAGATGCTTAATCAAAATGAAACAAGATTCTGCCTTTTTTGAGTTCAAAGTTGCGTCTTTTTCTTCAAAAACGTATGCACAGATTGCATCGTAGAGTTCCAACTTCTCTTTACTTTTGAGTGTGGAGATGGCTTCAAAGTAGTATCGTTGGAATGTAAAGCTGTCTCGTTTTTTGTCCATGCTCAATCCTCTTTGTAGCGTTTGTTCCACGCTTCGATGGCTTTTTCCTTGCCAAATGTTACAGAAGTGCTCACCCCGCATTTTCCGCAGACTACCCAATTAGCCATGTTAATGTCAAGTGGATGAAGCACTTTTACAGTCGGCGGTTCCGCACCGCAGAACGGACATCTCTTGAGTTCTGTCACTTTCTAAATCCCTCTCTTGTTCTCGTGATTCGCTTATGTGCCTTGACAGGCCTTGTGCCTTTGCCGTACGCTGGGCGGATATGCTTCGCCTTAATGTATCCACAAGGTGGCTTCGGCCCGAAGTCAAAAAGGCTCAAGTCCATAATAATGATGCCAAACTTCTTGTTCGTCATGCTTACTGCTCCTTACGCATACCATTTTGGCGCTTCATTGAAGATTTCCACGCCTTTCGCAAAGCCCAGCTTTTCTAAGGTTTCACACATGATGCCGTCCATCATGCTGTGAACAATTTCTTCATCATCGCCGTACTTTTGGTATGCTTCTTGCATTTCTGTCGTGAATGCGTCAATCATATCTTGCGTAACAACGATATTGTTTTCCATAAGCCCTCCTATACCATCGGAAACGTCATTCAATGCGCCACAGGACGCTGAATGTTCGGGTCAATAGTCGGCGCTACATCAATAGCACACAGCACTTCATCGTAGGCAAAACCCTCTACAGAATCAGAGAACGAGCTTCCTTTGTTGGATTCATTCTTCCACCTTTCAATCTTCTGGCGCAGTGCATCAGCATCGATTAATCTCATATTAGTCCTCCTTTGGCTCTTTTGGCGCATACGTCCAGTGAGTCACAACATACCAGTCGTTGTGTTCTAGTGGGTCATTGAATTCATCTCGCCACGCCTTTTTACCGAATGCTGGCGCATAAAATCCAAGTCTCATGTATCGCTCATAGTCATTTTCGTTTTGGTAGATATGTTTTACCATCAGAATCAGCATCGGAGCATCTGACGGCGGCAATTCATCTCGCACAGAATGCCATGCATACTTGTCCATATACATCACCTCATACCATCGGAAACGCCATCCAATGCGTCACAGTCACACCTTCCGGCAGTCTCTCGCCTATCTCGTCCCAGAACTGACCGTCTGCGTAACAGCCAAGAAAGTATGCTGTCGGCGAGAATCCATGCAACATTTTTCCATCCTTATCACGCCACGTTGTCTTAGTCGCGAGCAACAAAGGCTGCGCCCGCTCTCGTGGCCGTTCGATTGCTGGATGCCAAAGTGTGTTAGCCATGCGCGTTCTCCATTTTCGCTCCACAGTTCGGGCAGTAGTTCCAACGTGTGTGATGATTTTTTGTGTGGCATCTGCTACACTCGAACCTTGTGAACGTATCGTCCTGTACAATCCATTCAGCGGTACGCTCTAAGGCTGTCGGAGCATCTTCCACAATGTCAATGGCATCGCCAATGCCGCAAGCACGGCATCTAACTCCATTGTAGTTCTCGCAGCCATCGCAATATGCTTTCTGGATTCTTTCAATAAGTGCGTTTCGTTCAAGATATTCTGGATAATTAGCCATTGTCTTTTACCTCGATTGTTGGTGCAGTGTCGATGTAATCAAGCACATCATCTAGCGCATATCCCATGTAGGCGTACTCAACAGTAAACTCTTGCTCTAATTCCTGCATCCATTCTTCAATGCGTTTCCGTAGTGCATTGGCATCAATCGGTCTGGCTCTCATTGCTCGTCCTTTCTTCAAATCGTGTTATTCAAACTTAACCGTAAACGCTAAATATGATTGCAAACCCAACAAGAAAGAAAAGAACATTGACTGCTACAACCGCAATGGCTTTCAAGGTTATGTTGTCTATGTATTTTTCCGAAGTTCTAAGAACTATATATTTTTCGAGCAAATAAATCGGAAAAACGAACACAAAACCAATCATTGTCGTCAAAACAAAACCGAGTACAATTTCAAGCAAAGACATTTTTCTTTCTCCTTTCAATCTCCGTGCAAACCGCCTTGTAGAACGCATCCCACGTCTCATAGTCGCAGGAATCGCCAAAGTCAAATCCTGTCCGCTTGCGCTCTGCAATGTCACGTTCAAAGCAATCCAACGTCTTGTCGGTCAGCTCCGGCAGAAGCGAGATGATGTATCTGCAAACAAGACTAGGCATATATGACCGTCTGCCCAAGCAATAGCGGACAGCGCAGTTGCAGACCGCTCCGAAGTCGTCATTGGTTGGGTCTACCATGCCTTTTGGCACATCCGACTTCAAATCGTTCACGCTGCATTGAAGGGCTTCTGCGAATTTTGCCAGCCGCGTTTCCTTCTTTACGCCACGCTTTTGCTTTTCAACGGCACTGACGTACGCACTGGTTGTTCCAATCATCCTCGCAACATCTTTCTGCGTGATGCCAAGTTCAATCCTGCGCTTCTTGATTTTCTCCCCTGTTGTCATCTTTCTTCTCCCAGTCTTTGCACACATAGTCTGGTTCTGCAAAATAAGTCTTGCACTCAGACATACCATTGCAGCAGACCCACGAAAAGCTGTCATACCATTTACAGTTTGAGCAGGACTTGTCCACAGTTTGGCATAAAAGTTTCCCTTTGCTGTCCAGTAGAATGCCATTGCTCAGCCTGATTACATTACTTCCGCTCATCTTTCTTCTCCCATTCTTTGCATCCGCGTTCATCCCACACGAAGTCTGCAACGTGTTCTGACTGGTCGTTCACACACACGTCCTCTGGCTCTGCGTACTATTTACAAGAGCCGCAGGATGGCTCAGATTTGTTCTTGCAGGATTCTGCTGTGCATCGGATAGCTTTGCCAGCGGAGAACTGTTTGATGCCCATGCAAGAGCAATGTTCGGTGGTACAGTAGAAGTTCTCATTCCTCTATCTCCTTCCATCCGATAAACTCACATAAACCAACAGTGTTGTTGGCGCAACGATGAATGAGGACTTTATCGCTTATTTTGAATTTTGCGATAAACCCAATTTTACTTTCTTCCATTTCGTTTTCAAACATCCAATCAACAATGTCTTTGTCGATTCTGACATCGCTTTCGTCCGCCATGGTCGCAAAGCACTGTTTGCATCTATAAAGAGCGCACTTTTTCATAATCTCTGCCCTCTCTTTCTCTTTCTGTTGGCATTGAACCGCCTGATCACTCGCTTGTACTCCTCATAGCACTCAGGGCAAAGGTCGCCTGTGTCCCTGCGCCACGCCCAGTCCTTGAAGTATTCGTCAGGGTTCATCATTCTACCGCCTAGAACAGCTCCGCAGCGGTCGCATACTCGCTTGTGGTAAATTCCTCTGTCAGTTTGCATTAGTCGTCCACCTCTCTGTACTCCACGTCAATCTCCTTCGGCAAAGTCGTCTGATACTTCTGGGCAAGCTGCTCTACGCTTTGGGCATCGCCCAACGGCTGTTCCGGCGGGGCAACGGTGACTTCCACGTTGTCACGCATACCAAAGTAGTTCTTGGCTCGGAAAATCCACTCTGCCGGGTTCTCCTGACCGTACATACCGTTGTATGCCCACATGGACTGCATTTGCAGAATCAGTTTTAGGATGTACTTCTGCTGCAAGCTGTCGTCACGGCGTTTGCCTGTCATAATCTGTCTCAGACTAGGCCATTCGATGCCCAGAACCAGCGCAATCCATTCCACCACAGGGGATATTCTGGCTTCGATGCAAGCGTCAAAAAAGAAGTCAAGGCGTTGCTGCACTTCAATGGGGTTGTTCATGTCAACGCTCGGAAGGTCGCCAAAATACTTTGCGGCAATCATTCCAACAACCTTTTTGTCTTCTTCATCGCCGATTCTTGACTGCAAATCGCCTGTGTTCATCATCTTCGATTTCTCGATAGCCAACTCTTGCTGTTCTTTCACCTTTTTACTCACCTGTGAGCGGATAGATTTCCGCTTGTTAAGCATCTGTTGCTTCTTCTTCTCACGCTCTTTCTCACGCTTCGCAGCGGCTTCTTCTTTCGCCTTTTGCGCCCGCTTCTCACGCTTTTTCTTTTCAGCTTCGGTCAGCGGCGGTCTACCACGACCACGCTTCGGGGGTGTTGCCATGTGTCAGACCTCCTCAATTTGGTTTCCGAAAGCGTCCCATCCATCACGATGGTTTCTTGCAAATAGTTCAATCTTTTTAGCTGTTGGAAACATATCCTCTAACATTTTATAGGCGCATTGCGGTTTATGGCTGTGATATGTAGCGGGTTCTCGAAGTATCGTTGTGTATTTACCTCTCGTTTCTCTTCTTGGCATCAGCATTTTTCCGGGCTTGTAGAACCACAAAAGATATTCGTGTGAGAACCGAACCGTAAAAGCAGGAGCAACGCCGTTTTCTTTATCCCAAACCATTCTCGCATGGAGCTTGTAGCCACGCTTTGCCATTTGCCGTTCCGCTTCCATCAAAAACTTGTCAATGCGCCACATAAACACATTGTTGCGGTCTGCTGTGTTTTCAAAGAAAACGTCTTGAATGGAAAAGCAATCATCAAGCGAAAGAGTTTGATAATCAAGTTCTTTTCCTTGATTTGGTCTGCATTTTCTGACGTTTCCTTTTTTCTGCGGCCACGGCGGGTCTGTGTAAATAATTTCGTACTTTTCGTTAAGTTCGTTCATTATTCATCCTCTTTAGGAATTCTAGGAATTGGCATCCAAAACTTGACCGGGTATCCGTCATCAAACCATTTTCCATCTTTGAACTTCATTGTTCTAATACAGTTGCGCCAATACCAAAAATCGTAAACAACAAAATAAACCCCATTTTCACTAGGTTGTGCGTCTTTTACGCTTGTCCATAACTGCATAGCGGTTGGAACCGTATCAATCCATTCTTCGGCTTCTCTTAGGTCGATGGCTTCTTCCATGTTCCCCAATGCATCAATGACATCCTCTGTGTCAACAAGTCTCATCACTCTCACCTCTTCATCTTCGTTTCGATTCTGTCCAGTTCCAGTGCAATCTGCCAGACGGAACAACAGTTGCCAGACTGTCTCCACCAAGCGCACTTTTCTTTCTCGCATACGCACCGACCAAGCGGATTGCTGGTCATTTTCATTGGACAGTAAAATTCATTTTCCATTGGTTACTCTCTCTCAATATGTACCTTAGCTCTTTGAACGTTTTCTAAATCGGCAAAACTTTTGAACGAACCGTTTTTCAAATTTACAGCGTTATAAACCAGCGTAGCAAAATTTCCGCTTACTATCGAAGTTGAAACGTTCTCTGTTTTCATGTAAAGTTCCGAATGATGATAAAATGCTTCCGCAACATCAATGTCGCTAAACGGCATTAGAATATCATTTATTGATTTAATTTCCATATTTACTTCCACCCCATCGCAACAGCCGTACAAACGACCAGACACACGTTGACGAACAGCCAGACGAGCACTGCCTGCCGTTCCTCAAACAGGCTGTTCGCCATGTTTTTGATTGTCCGTTCGGACTGAACCACTACCGCCAGCAGGACTAGGCAGACCAGCCAGCGAGTTGCAAATTCAAACATTGTTAGCTCCACCTTTCTCTCAACTCTTTTTCGACCTGTTCTGACTTTGCGGTGATGTAATCCGCAAACTCGTCAGGGGTCATGTCCTCGTTTTTGAACTGTCCAACCATCTCCCAGTACCTGTCACCAATGCGGATGATTTTCTGCACCTGTTCATCGGTCAGGTCTACATCACACCGAAGGTTCTGAATCAGTGCGCCCCATGTGGCGGCTATGCCATCCAGAGCCATGCGAAAGCCATACAGCTGGTTTTGGCGTGCGATTTTGCGGAGGTTGGTTGGATTGATCTGTTTGCCGCACAAGGGGCAGTTTCCAAATTTATTCATCCGGCTGCTCCTTATCTTGAAGTCGATGGAGCCAACGGTAGTATTTTTCACTTGAAATAATTTCAATTCGCTCATGCGCTTTTCCGTCACCCGAAGCACCAAGCGCAACCATGCACACCATAACATCTGCGTATTCCTCTTCAAACGCCTTTCGGCATTCTTCGATGCTCTTCGGTGTCGGGTTCGTGTCATCCAACGCACGGCGCAGCTTCAATGCAGCCTGTGCCAGTTCGGACGCTTCTTCTGCCAATTGCGCCAAGATTTCCGTCTTAGGCAAAATGTCTGAAATTTTCTTTTGCATAGCTCTACCTCTTTCAGTAGTATTGGATTTCAACCATTGAAGTGGATACAAGCTCAAATCGACCGTCTCCCAGAGGTATTTGGAGTAGTTTGTAATCTCTTGCACTAGAGATCGGAATCAGCTCGTTAAAACTTTCCACCGTAATGGTGTACTTTGGATGCCGTGCGCTACCGTAGCCTACTTTTTCAATTTCCGGGGAATAGACCGTGACGTGATAACACGGTTTGCTAGCTTCTTCCGCTTTAGCAGAGGCTTTAGCGGCGGTCGGATGGCAGGATGTAAAGAGCAGCGTGAGCAGTAGCGCTACGGTTGCGATTGTGAAGCGGATAAAACGGTGATTTATTTTGTTTTTCATTTCAATAATTCCTCCATCTTTGCGCCACAGTTCGGGCAATAGTGATAAAGACGGGGTGCAGCTATCGCTTCACTAGGAAACTTGCAGTTCGAGCACACCCAAAAGGCATCTTCAAAGCAAACGCTCTCTTCCCAATGTGCCACCGGTCGCAAGGTTTCCGGGTCAACAGCAGGAGCTTTCATCAGGTCATCGGCAAGTCCGGAAACGAGGTTCGCAACGCATTCCTCGATAACGCCCGCGTTGTAGTCGGTACAGTTCCCGGAGGCCATCAATGTTTTGGCCTCATCCAGATTCTTCTTCACCGCATCGTTCCATCCGTTGGCGATGGGTACTACATTAACTAACCGTATGTCGCTCATTTTTTATCTCCTTTCAGCCAGTCGTTCAGCTTTGCCATGCAAGAGGGACAAAGGGCAACGGTTTCATCTCTTATCGAGTAAATCCCTTTATCATCGCCAGAAAGGCACTTTACAATAGAATTGCTTTCAAATTGGTCAAGTTCGTCATCAAACGGTGTCATGTATTTTACATCGTTGGAAAGCGGAAACGCTTCACCGCACCTATCGCATACCATTGTCATTTTCACCACAACTCCCAACTAGCCTTGAGTTCTTTTCCGATTTCAACAGAAAGTTTTTTGATGATGATTCTTGCGTGTTCATACTGAGCTTTTACACCGTATGAATAATCTGTGACAACCTTCTTCGAGCTTTCATTGCTTCTCATTTTCTTTCTAAGGTTTTCTTCGTTCTCCATAAGGAGTTCGCTTTGGTACAGTCCCAGAAGCCTTACCAATTCTTGTTTTTCAGACAGTTGCATTTTCTTTCTCCAATCTCTTTAACAACCCATCCACGTCATACCGCCAATGGACACGCAGTCTCTTTGCTTTGACCTCTATCCCCTCTTGCTCTGCCCACTGCCAAGGGATGCTCTTACGGCTCCCGTTGTATCGGAATGCCAGAATTTTGCTGGCAGGGATTGCAAAGGTGCGGCTGACTGCCCTGTAATTGACTATCACATGGGCGGTCTGACCGCTGTACCCCATTGCTTCTACCATGTCCGTGATGTGTTTTTCCTTGTGGTATTTGCACTTTGCCTTGTCGTACTTGCCGAGCACCTTTTCCAGAGGGATAGAGGGCGTTTCAATGGTTTTTAGCTCAAACAGGTGGTTCATCGGGTATCGGTACACAAGGAAGTCGCAGATGTTGTCGATGGAGAAGGACAAGTTCTCGTTGCCGCCGTAGTAGGTGGCGGCACTGTCTTTCAGGCGATAGCACCACGCATCGGACGGGACGGATGCTTTAAAGTCCGCTTCAAACTGCTTGCCGGTGTTCATTCATCGTCCTCTGGCAGTGCAGGAATCGGCATCCAGAACCTAACCTCTTCACGGCCAACTTCTTCTCTCCACTCACCACCTCTAAATTCTCTTGTTGAAACACAATCGTCCAAACTCCAAAATTTGTATACAACAAAGTAGATTCCGTCCGAAGTCGGCAGTGCATCCTTCACGCTTGTCCACAACTGCATTGCGGTTGGAACCGTATCAATCCATTCTTCGGCTTTTCTTAGGTCGATGGCTTCTCCCATGTTCCCCAATGCATCAATAACATCCTCTGTGTCAACAAGTCTCATCCTCGTTCACCTCTAAATTCACTTCCGAGAAACCGCTTCTTGCCACGTTCCCGGTGCTTGTCCTCGCAGTTGCGGTGGTACACGCTCTGGCTGTGGTTCAGCTCATGCACGAACGCCTTGCGCTCCTCGAAGTCTTTTTTCTCTGCTTTGTACTTCTCGCAAGTGTCGTGGCAAGCTGTGCAGCGTGATGTGCAGTTAAGACAACAGGTAATCATCTTTCCAAACGCCCGTCCAGCCAGATAGCGCAGCTCTTATATAAGGTAGGCGGTCAGGGTTTATGTCCTAAAAGGGCAAATCCGATGAATCGTCAATCACAGAGAAGTCATCTGCGTTGCCCTGCGAGTAGTTTTGCAGTGCATCCTGCGCCCGATCGGCGGGCTTGCTGTCAGACTTGCTACCGCAGAAGTCGACCTTGTTCGCCATGATTTCCGTTGCAGTGCGGTTGTTTCCCTGCTTGTCGGTATACTTCCGGGTCTGGATGCTGCCAGTCACCAGAATCAGGCTCCCCTTCTGAAACCACTTGGAAACGAACAGTGCCGTATTACCAAATGCGGTGCAGTTGAAAAAGTCGGTTTCCTTTTGACCGCCACTCTGACGGTCGCAGGCAATGCTGAACGTACAAACATCCTTGCCGGATTTCGTGACCTTAGCTTCAGGCGTGTAAACCAGACGCCCCTGAATTGCGATAGAGTTAAGCATTGTTTAGCCCTCCTTCGGCTGTTTCTGAGCACAGTCCCAACACAGGACACGCCCAAAGCGTTTCTTCGTGCTTCTTGCAGTTTCCAGCGGAGTGACTGTGCGGTTGTTGTACTGAATAGGCTGCAACTGCTTTCCGCAGCAAGCGCACGGAGGAATATTTTCTGCTTCCGCTTGCTTTTGGACAGGTTTGCTTGCCCTGCTTGCGGTCTGTTTTTGATACTCGTCCGTGTCAGCGTCCTTCGTATCGTCAATGCAGAACAAACCGTTCAAGGCGTACTTTCTGGCGTAGCTGCTTGCAGTGCCGGTAAGTTGGGAATCTGACATACCAGATTGCTGCTTTGGCTCTCTGGCGTATGCCGTGTTAGATATTTTGTCTCCGGTCTCCGAATCGTAGATTGTTGCAGTCGCTTTGATATAGTGGTACTCGCCACTCTGTACAGGCTCGTCTTCAAGAACAAGACAGGCTCCGTATTTCGCAAGGAGGGGTTTTACTGCTTCCAGAATGTCTTCGCAACTGCGGTAATTGTACTTACCAAAAGAATTGCGCTGGCTTTTTGGGGCTTTCAGCTCGCCTTGAATTTTGGAAAGCTTCACAAGTGTTTCCATATTTCTCTCTCCATAAAGCATCTTTTGCTTTCTTAGCTTCTTCTATGGTTTTGAATCGGTATGTTTTTCCGCTAAAGTGGAACGAATATTTGCGTTTCAAACCTTTCGTTGAACGGTCTTCGTAGATTCCGTACTCGCCAGTTAAAGTGTTTCTGGCCTGAACAGTATTTGCAACATTATCAGCTTGGGTTACGCAGCGAAGATTCTCAATCCTGTTGTCTGTCCTGATTCCATTGATATGATCGATTACTCCAATAGGCATTAGCCCATAATGAAGTGCGTATACAAGGCGGTGTGCTTTGTATTGCTTTCCTTTGATTTTTACAATCAAATAACCGTCTTTATCGTAGCTTCCTGCACTGTTTTTCCTGTCTTTTCTGTGTAACGTACCGCCAGAATCAACGTAAAACCATTTGCAAAGATACTCGACAAGTTCCTTATCGGTCATGGAATCGTCCTCCTTTCTTCGGCTTCATTAGGCTTCATCGTTCTTTCTTCGGCTTAACTCGGCTGTACAAAATTAACCAGCCATCAGGTCTGCCAACTGTGCGCAAAGGTCTTTCAGCTCTGCTTCCCTGTCCTCAATCTCGGACTGCAAGTCCTCAATCGCTGCCAGTCGGTCGGCATCCTTCGCTTCCGCCATTTGTTCGTTGGTCATGAAGTACACGCCGTCCTCCGGCTCTGTCACGCCACCGAATCTGTCGAGGTTAATCATCTTTGGGTCTCCCTCTCTTGCGTTCCTCTTTTATTTGCAGCGCGCTGTACCACTGGTCTTTGTCAATTTCGATGGTAGACCACCGGTGATTACAGACAAGACACTTTTTTCTGCGAACGATGCTGTCGTGGTCAGACCGGCTGTCAACCGTTGTAATGTTGTCACTACCGCATAACGGGCATTTCATCGTGCATCCCTCCACTCGTTTGTGTTCCACTCGTTGGTGTGGTGAGGAATGCGTTTTACTTTGCGATTTTTCTGTTCAATACGTTCATTTTCAGAGCTGACCCCAATGGCACACAAGACGAGTGCTGCGGCGAGGAAGCTACACGAAAGGAAAACGTATCCAAACATTGCTACCACGCTTTGGCTTTTCTGGATTGCGTCGCCGCATCCTACCGAAAAGATTGCTAACGCGATTCCAAGCGTGCAAAGGACATTAGCTTTCAGGCTTTTCACTCTTATTACCTCCAAAACTCAGTATCCATGCCGTAGCCATCGCCACAGATACCGTGATGATTCCACGGGCAGCTGATGCTCCTACCAGAATTCCGATGTGATGCACCATCCAGAAGTTCAGCAGAAATACCGCCAAAACCACTGCCAGTGCTATGCCCCACATCAGGGCAACTTCAATCAGTGCTTTCACTTTATCTCCTTTCATTTTTGCCATTGCGAGTCATGACGATACCATGCGTTGCCGTTGCTTTTCGGTGAATCGCCTTGCCTTTGCTTTTCTGCTCCTAGCCACTCAATGCCAAAGCGTGTCGCATCTACTCATTGCCATCGCTTCGCTACGCCTTGCATCGCCTTTGCTTATCAAAGCCACACCTTGCATCCATAGCCTTTGCTGCGCCGCTCATGTCGGTTCCATGCAATTCCATTGCTCGTCTGAGCCTTGCTTCGCCATGCCTTTGCAGATCTCGTCAAATCAGCGCATCGCCGTTGCCGCTCAAGTCGCTTCGTCTCCGGGCATTGCCTTAGCATTTCTGAGCCAATCGTCACTATGCCGTTGCAGTTCCACGCCGAGTGCAGCACAGCCCTACCCCGCCATAGCGGTTAATTGATGATTTCGTAAGCAAAGCGTCCTTTAGAACTGTTTCTCCACTGGCCGATGCCACGCAGAGCGCCGTAATCCAGCCACTCGAGCACGACCTTTTCGTGAGAATCGTCCAAAAGAACGATTTCAAACTCGCAGGTCGAACCAGCTGGAATCTGCTCGCTGTTGGCAAGGCTTACACGTTCTCCCTGCGCCGTCTGTGCGCGGAGAGGGCGCTGGCACTCGGTAATCTCGCCGTTCACATGAATGGGAATCATCCGGGGAGACACGAAAATAAGACCGTCAATTACCTTCTTGTAGGCCGTCAGCTTGCCGCTTTCGTTCACGGCCTTCTTCTTGCCAGTTTCGGTCTTGCCGCCGATACGACCCAGCATACCGCAAGAATCCTTGAAGAAGCCCTTGATCTGGTAGTCATACAAGGCGGGTTCTCCGTTTTCGTTGCGAGGGAACACGGTCATGCCCTTATCTGCCACAGCATCAGCGCCCAGAGCAGCAACCTCGTCCTCGATGGTATTTGCATCCGGGGACTTGCTGGCGATGAACTCGCGTGCAATGTTCTGATTGCTAGGCCATGTGCCGAGAACTGCTTCGGTGAATGTGATTCTTACCTTGATTTTTTTCATTTTTGCTCACTCTTTCTTTCTCAATATGTTCCAGTCTTAAAGGTTCACGCTCTTGCCAGCGATTCTGCCACGGACTGCTTTTGTTGAAGTTGCTTATTGCTTTCTTCATCGTTTGCCATCCTTCGATTACGTTGGATGCGTTCCAGCCGTTCTTTTTCCCGGCTGTGCCAGCGGATTTCCCGCTTGCCGTAGTACTTACCGTTCATCAGGAGCCTTCACCTTTCCTTGTGCAAGTAAAGTACTGTAATAGCCGTAGCTCATACCATATCGTTTTGCGGCATCGTTCATCTGTCGCACGGTATACTTTGGAGCCTCGTGCTTTTGAGGTCTCGCACGTTCTGGCTCCTGCACATCCCAAGTAATTTTGAGCTCACCAGATGCTTTTAGCTCATTCAGTTCTTTTTGCTTTTTGGCTTTGTACTTTTTGGTCAAAGCCTTGTTTGCATCTGCTGCGCATTCAGGGTGATACTTCTGAGACCAGACCTTCCGAACCATTGGCTTCTTGCACCAAGCGCATAAAGCCGGTTCCGGCTTAGCCTTGATTCCTTTCTTTATAAGAGCCTGCCGTTCTCTGCGAACAATGATTTTACATTCTTCACAGTATTTCTTGCGCGGATTTACAAGGCCAAGAAAGACACCGCAGCGCTCACAGTATTTAATTTCCATCCACTTCACTTGCCTTTCTTAAGGCTCTTTCATTGTGTTCAGAAAAACACTGGTCAAGAAACTGGATAAACTTTGCGATTTTCTTTGCATCTTCCGGCGTGCAACCATTTTCTACAAAGTGCCTTGTCGCCTGCTCACTCTTGAAATCCGAGTAGGTCTTGGCCGCGGCGTCAATGGCAAACTTGGCTTCTTCCGGGTATTCAAGGTCAACCTTTAAGGCGATAATCTGTTCCATGTTCAGCCCTCCTTCTGCTCGATTTCAAGAATCTTGCAAATGCTCTGGATAATTTTCTCCGGCTTTCGCTCGCCACGAAGAATCTTGTAGAGGTACGAATCATCAAGGAACAATCCGGTATCACTTTGAACCTCCTGAATCAGCTCCGTTTGCTTCATACCTCGCTGCAACAGCTTCATTTTCACTTCCAGCTCAAAGCCAGAACGGAAGTTTTCTTTCAAAATTTCACCTCCATTTGCTAAAATCTATTGACAAGTACGGAAAACTGTACTAATATAAGGGTGTAGAGAGTTTATATTGTACAGCGTTCTGTACTTCCCATGTCTGTATTATAGTACAGCAATCTGTACAAGTCAACTCTTTTGTACAAAATTCTGTGCATTTGTATACTTGCACAAATATGGGAGTGTTCTTATGTCGGACTTGTACAGCAACATCCATGCACTCTGCGAAAAAGAGGACATCAAAGACGGAACCCTTTGCAGCAACATTGGGATTCGCCGCAGTTTTCTTTCCGAATTGAAAGCCGGAAGAACCAAAAGCCTGTCCGCAGAGGTTCTTTCTAAGATTGCAGCCTACTTCAACGTATCGGTAGACTACCTTCTTACTGGCGAACAAAAAGAAAACCCGCCCCAACGGCCGCAAAGTGAAGTCGATGCAGCAGTGGAGCGGATTAAAAGAAAACTTGAATCTATGCCGAAGGAACAGCGTGAAGCTCTGATGAACCTGATCGAGAAGATGTGAAGAAAGCCCGTGTATTACTTGTTGTGTGGCTGTGCCTTTTGCTTTTGGTTCATGCAGGCCTTGTTAAAAGGCAATGACCGTGTGCTATATGGCAACAGCAGAAAATATCGTTACCGTAGAAACCGAAAAAAGAAGTGGTTCTGACCCGGTAAAATAAAAACCCCTTGTGCCGGGCTGGTGTAGCTCTGCGCAAGGGTTTTTCTGTTATTCTAGGCCTAAGGCTTTCTCCGCTGCCGGAATCTTATCAGGGTGTTCCAACAGCCATGCGATAAACCTGTCAATCTTAGCTCTTTCTTGTTCACTCATTGTGGCATATCCTCCCGATCGGTAAGTATGGACGTTCATTTGATACGATTATACACCTTTTAGTTGTCAGGTCAATGTGTTTTTAACAACTTCGCAAAAATTGAATGTTTTCTTCACATCCGTTACTTTGCATCGGGGAAGCCAAAAATTGCAATGACAATGATTAAGAGCCACATTAAATTTAAGTTACCCTTTGCTTTGTAACATTCCGTTGAGCATGGAACGAAAGGGGTTATTCGGTAAATTGTCCAGCACATCTGCTTTGACGAGAGCGTTTGTGCTGATGCTGTGCGAAACATTGTTTAGCTGCACAATGGCATCGTCTAAGTCCTTCACGGTTGCTCCACGCCGTTCCATTGACTGAAGGAAGGTTTTCACTTCTTCAAGAACAACAGGGTTTTCGGTTTTATAGAATCCGTTCGTAAAGTCCATCTTTCCTCCAATCACAGCTCTACGAGCTGCCCATCAATGCGTTCGATGTTATCTGCCGGGTCGCGCCCATCGTCCAAGGCGGCTATGGCGCGTTCCAGGATGCCTTTTGCTTCGAGGTAAGCATCTTTATCAGCTTCGTACCCAGAAAGGCTCAGGACAAGCTCCAGCGTCCGTCTGCGGGCGTATGGGACAATCAGAGCATCTACAGTTCGGTTCATTAGCTTTCCTCCCATGGTTCAGGTGTGTGTGGCTGCCCATCGGTAACGCTAGCGGGCATTCCATCGATGATCGGCATACGTTCATGGTTCCAGATTACAGTTTCTTTCATTTTGTGTTTCCTTTCTATTTGGAATTTTTTGACAATACAGTTATACCACATCTCGCTGTTTCAATGGAACAGCGACTTTTTTCAATTATTGTTTCACATTTTGAACAATATATCAGTTTAATTTCTTTGCTTTTGTGTCATTTTGTCGAAAGAGGGGTATTTATGGATGATTATAGGATACGAGTGGCAAAAGTGTTAGAGATGGCAAGAGCAGAATCTGGACTTAGCCAGCAGAAGCTTGCGGACAAAATGGGTGTAGGGCGGACATCCATTTTTCGTTATGAGCAAGGGACAATGACCCCAGATGCTTCTACTATCATAAAATGGTTTGTGTGCTGCGGTGTTGCGGCCAAGCCGTACATAGACACCTGTTTGCATCCCGGATTATTGGAAAGTCTGGCTGGCGATGCCAGTACCGAAAGAAAAAGGGATGCGCTGGTAGAGCATATCAAGGAAGCCCATCCACAGGAAATTGACCTGCTGTGCTATCTGATCTATGGCGACCACGGCTCAGATTACCTTGCCGTTCTATGCGAAATGGTAGCCAACCTTCACACGACTTTGCGTGATCGTGTATCCGTCTGCCGCACCGTCACAGGTCATTATGAAATGGCACAGGCCACCAAAACCGACCCAGACCCAGACGGAACACAACCCAATATGCAGATTTTGTATCAGGCACAGGACTGTGGGGAAGCTGCGGCGATGAAGCGAAACGATTCTTATACCATCAACGAAGAAAACATTTTGCGCTGATTGTCGAATTATCGCAGTTTTTGAAGAACATTTTGTCCACGTTCATCCACTTTTTTTACACGTTTCATGCAGATTGGGTATACCTTCGCCTTGTCAATCCGTCCCCCATAGTTTGTAAATCGACAACATTCGCGCGGAATAAATGACGAATTAGCGTTAATTTGTTGTTTGCGATTGAGTGGCTTGTCAATCCGTCCCCCATAACACCGGCTCAAAAGTTTTTCATCCACTTTTTGTACATGCTAGATAAGACTAATTGCTTCCGGTTCGTCATTATTCAGCAAATGGAAGGTTGAGTTATCCACAAACTGGAATGGAAAAACAAAGAAATTGTTGAAAATTATCGTCATCGACTATTTAACGATGATATTTAACCTCTTGTTTATTTCTTGTTTAATATATAATATGTAAATGGGGGACGAAATGACAAAGCATGGGGGACGTTTTGACAAGTCATGGGGGACGTTTTGACGACCCTATGGGGGACAAAAAGACAAGTCACGGGGGACAGAATGTATTGACTTGTCCCCCAATCTGTGATATACTGCTTTTAGGCTAGAAAAGGAGGCGAACAGATGCCTAAAATATCCGACAACAACCTTGTTGAAAAAAGCAAATCCCTTGTTTGGGCGAAGTTCAGGGACTATACGGCAGGCGAACTTCGGTTGCTAGAGGTTTACTTGTCAAGAATAAATCCGAGAGACCCAAGCAGTAGCCGTGTAGAGTTCTCGTTGGCAGAGTACAGAGAACTGCTGGGGTTAAAAAGCCTTGATGCACGAAGGATTGAGCCGCAGATTAAGCACTTTCTGGGCAATACGGTGTCGATTCCCATTGACAAAGAGAAGGGCACGTTTGAGAGCTTTGTCCTTTTCACAAGGGCAAAACTGGACTATGTACCAGAAACGAGGTCTTATGTTGTGGCAATCACTTGCAACCCTGACCTTCGCCCTATCTTTTTTGATATTGCCGAAAGCGGATACGTTCGGTATCGGCTGCGTTACACGTCACGAATGAAGTCTCAGTACAGCATTCTGCTTTATTCGATTCTTCGGGACTGGTTGAACATGGACAGTAAGCCGCATGAAATCAGTCTGAAAAAGCTGAGAGAACAGCTCGGTGCGATGGAAGCGAGCTACGATGTTTACAAGAACCTTCGCAAACGAGTGCTTGATGTTGCAGTAGATGAAATCAATGCCGTGTCTGACATCGTGGTGACTTATGAACCGGTTCTTGTGGCACGAAAGGCTGTGGCGGTCAAGTTCAAGCCCAAAATTAAAGCGTCTGAGACGCTGATTGAAGTTCAGGCAAGCGAAGTATCAACCGAACCTCAAAAAGCCGCCAAAAAGCCCCGCAGAAGCGGATACGATGATTTTGACTGGTCTGTGTGTGACGAGCTGGAAAAGCAAGACTGCATTGACGTGGCAAAAGTGGTTGAGAAGTGGATGAAAAAAGAGCATCCTGAAATCAAGCTGCCGAGACGCAGAGAAGTGGTTTACGACACGGTAAAAGCTGCATACAATGACATTTTGTCTTTGGACAGGTCTCCGTTCCCTGACAGACCTGTTGGCTATCTGATTAGAAGCGTAGACAAAGCGGGTATCGTAGACAAGTATATGCCAGCGTTCTATTCCATTGAAGCGTTACAAGAGCAGTAAGACGTAGCGCGTTGAGCAGATGATGCAGAAAGGAGAAAGAGTATGGTTCCAATGTTTCCGAAAGGCTATGACAAGGACAAGTGGTACATGACCAAAGATGTTATGCCGGATAAAAGCCTAGAAGGATGGCCTCGTGGACTTTTACTTCGTATCGAAGATGAGAAAACAGGAGAAAAAAGTTTCATAACCGGCAAGTACGATACAATCAACGGAAAATGGTTTGATTCCGATAGTAATGAAATCAAAGGAACTGTAATTGCATGGCACGTCACACCTGTATTGTGGGTCGGAGACGAGATAAAGGCAGCATATCCGTTCTACTAAAAAGAAAGAGTGATAAAAAGGAGAAAGAATGGGATGGATTAGTGTGAAAGATGAGTTGCCAAATTATAGGGAGAATGTAATTGTTTTCACGGAAAAGCATATTGACGTTGGACATTTGGCAAGAGGAAGATATGGTTCGTTGTGGTGGGAAAGGGATTCCGTTGATGTATGGAAGGACAACGAGGTTCTAAGAGATGTGACCCATTGGATGCCGCTTCCTGAAGAACCAGAAAAATAAAGAAAGAGTGATAAAATGGCAAAAGTTTCCTACTCCGTTCTGAATAAAGCAGAACTTGACCTTGAAAAGAAGTTTGATTATCAGTTTCGGTTCAATCATCATGGAAATCAGGCTTCTGTAAGGGTTTTGCCGCAAAGAAGTTATAGCGAACTAACGCCAGATGAAGCGATTGAAGCCGGGAAAGCCTTAATCGAAGCTGGAATGGCGGCGAAAGGATTCGCATACAACGGTTACTATGTAGACTGGGGAGAATAAAAATGGCAAAAATCATAGCTGTCGCCAACCAGAAGGGCGGCACAGGAAAGACTACCACAAGCACCTGTCTGGCTGGTGCGTTACAGTTGCTTGGCAAGAAAGTTCTGCTGGTGGACTGCGATGCCCAGTGCAACGCAACGGACACATACGGCGCGCAGACAGAGGACGTGTGTACTCTGTTCGATGTAATGACCCGGCAGGGCACGGTAGAAGAGGGAATCCAGCACTGCGAAGCCGGTGACATTCTGCCGTCAGACAGCGCATTGAAGGACATTGACGAGCAGCTTGTCCGGGACATTGGTAAGAACTTCCGGCTGCGTGAAGCGCTGGAATCCGTGTCCGGGCAATATGATTACATCGTTCTGGATACTCCTCCGCAGCTCGGCCTTGCGCTTGTAAACGCACTGATCGCCGCCAATAGCATTATCGTGCCTATTACAGCAGACCGCTATGCGCTTGCCGGACTGAGCCAGCTTTCGCAGACCATCGGTGACGTTCGCAGATATTTCAACCCGACCTTGAAGATTGAAGGTCTGCTTTTGAACCAGTACAAGAGCCGTGAGAACCTGTCCAAAGAGGTTGTGGAGCAGCTCCCTGTGATTGCACAAAGCATGGGAACAAGGCTGTTGGACGTGAAGATTAGACCGTCTATGGGCGTTCGTAAGGCTCAGGCAGAACGGCACAGCCTGTTTAGCGGTGATACGGCAAAGAGTACCAGCGCGGAGGATTTCAAGGCGTTGGCACAGATGATTGTGGAGAATAATAAAAATGGCTAAAAAGAAAACCGAAAATGTTGTACGCCAAATCGCACATTGGGAACGAGCAAATTATAGTTATATCGACTTAGATAATGGCGGTACGCAGGTGAATGTAGTTGGCATTGGTTGTTCAAACTGCATGGCGGTATTTAGAAAAAGCTCCATGTGGGCAGTCAATTTTTGCCCCAACTGTGGTGCACGAATGGAGGATGTAGAGGAATGAAATCAACCAGCAAAAAATCATCAGGTCTGCTTGGCGGGTTTGACTTCCAGCCTGTTTTTTCGGAGCAGACATTAAGCCGAAGTGAGCCAAAGGAAGAAGAAGTAAGCCAAACAAAGCCGAATAATGCCGAGCAAGAACTGATTAAGCCTAGTGAAGCCACAGACAGCCATGCACAGCCAAATGAAGCGGAATTAAGCAGTGTTAAGCCGAAGCAAGCCAAAGACAGCGAAAGACAACCAAGTGATGCCATGTTAAGCGAAGATAAGCCGAAGAAACTGAAACAGGCAAAAGAAGTGCAGCGTTTGATTGAACAGGGCAATGTTCCCGGCGCGCTTGCTGAAGCTGGCTTGACAAAGAAAAAAATTCCGATGCCGGAATCGCATCAGGGCGTTGCAAGCGGTGACGGAAAGCGTTCTAAGCGCATTACCATCCTTATGAGTGGGGAAGAACGCAAGTACATCAACCGTGAAGCAAGGCGGCACGGAATGACCATCGGGCAGTATGTGTACGCTCTGGCTGCTGCTGCGGCAGAGGGGAAGATTGAGTTGGAGGATTTCTTAGATGAATGATAGTGAACGACACCTTATTCGATTTGTTTGCGATGGTGATATGCGAAACGCGCAAAAAGCTGTTAAAATCATTTTGAATTCCATATCATCCAAAAAAGATGAACAGTTCAAAGAAAATATGTTTCGCAAGTTGGAAAGCAAAAGAGAATTTATTGAAGTGCCATATAACTTACAGCATCTTTTGATCGCAGAGGATACAGAAGAATTTCCAGAAGCAAGATTTCTTCTTAGGAACGAAGAAAAAAGTATAACGCAGAAAATCGTTGCTATTTATCGAGCATCTGAAAAATTAAATGAAATGGGAATTCCTTATTTGCCAGCATTGATGCTTTATGGGCAAAGCGGATGCGGAAAAACCATGCTGGCTAGGTATATCGCACATAAAGCAAAACTTCCGTTTTTGAGGATTCAATTTTCAAGTCTAGTTGATTCGCACTTAGGACAAACACAATCTAACCTTGCAAGAATTTTTGATTATGTGAGGACTGCTCCTTGCGTTCTTTGTTTTGATGAAATAGATGCGGTCGGAATGGCTCGTGGGCAAAAAGATGACGTTGGGGAAATGAACCGTGTGGTTATTGCGATTATGCAGGAAATGGATAGATTACCGAACAATGTCATTATTATTGGAACGACAAACCGATTTGATAGGCTTGACCCTGCACTTGCAAGAAGATTTCCGTTGCAATACGAATTAAAGACGTTGTGCCGTGCGGATGCAGAAATACTTTCCAAAAGGTTCTTTGAATATGCAGGAGCACAATATGAAAACATAGCTTATGAAGATTGCGTCCCCGCATCTACTGTTATCAAAGAATGTACAGAACGAATTGTAAATCAAGTTCTGAATCAAGAGGATTTCTTGGAGGATTGACGTATGATGAGGTCGAAGGAATTTTACGAAGGAAGTATTATCCGATTACAGAAAATGGTTAAACGTGGCATTTACGTTCTTTTGTTCGATGCTTTTGCCATAGCAATTCAGATTCCTTTTATCTTTGCTGGTAAATGGGTTGCAGCACACTTGATTTTGTCCATCGCCGTATCTTTTGCGGCGGGAATTAGTTTTAACACACTTATGGATAGCAAAAGACAACTTGATATGTACAAGGCAGATATGGAATTGTACTACACCAAAGAAAAATAATTTATGTGAGGGGAGAAAAATGCGCACATACAAGCCACACAGATGCAGGAGAAAAGAGGAACAAGCTAAAAGCTGAAATTTAAGGAGGAGAGTTCACATGGACAAAGTGAAATATTCTGATTACAATATAGAAGACTTGAAGCAGAGAAGGAAATCTTACGGAAGCGGCATTGAAATTTGCAGAAGTGGAGATGGAATTGACACTTCAATCGGTAGCAAAGTATGTTTTCCTGGACGAACATTGTCGCCGGATGAGGCGATTGCTTTTGCGAAGAATCTGATTAAGGCCGCGAATGAGGCAAAAGAGTTTAAGTACAACGGATATTTCATCAATTGGCTTGAGTAAAACTAATCATTATAATAGAAAGTAATCCCCTGCACAGCCGATTAAACTATGCAGGGGATTACTTTATTTATCTGTCACGCAGTCCCAGTAGACATACGCCTTGCCGTCCACAGCGTCCGTGTCCTCAAGGAACGCCTTTGCCATGTCAGCGTAGAAGCCCGGAGTGTCAACGGACTGGCGTTTTGCGACCTGACAATAATCCGAGTACATCATGTTCATGACAGCCCAGAAATCGTTCGGGTCACAGGTGATGTTGCGCTGCTTGGCAACGTCCTGTGTCTGTTCCAGCGTCCAGTGACAGCCCTTCGTGCCGTCAGCATTCACCATGCTGTCGCACCATTCCTCTGCTTCATCATGGGTGAGGTGCTTGCGTGGCATCTTGATGGAACGGATGTCCGCACCGCCATGCTCATACTGCCCAGACCGTTTGTCCCAGTCACCGTTCTGCGAGAAGCCGATTTGCGGCATCTTGCGCCCGTACTCTACGTCAGGGTAGCGGGGGATAGGGTAGGGGTCGATGTAGCGGTTCTCCTCCTGCGGGTAGTAAGGATAACGGTCATTGCCGTCTTCCAGCTTGCGCAGACGGCGTTCCAGCTCACGCTCCCTGCGGTCACGCTCTTCCTCAAGGCGGTCACGTTCCGGCTCACGGTCTTTGTCGTGGTCACGGAGCATCATCATGCGGCGAAAATTAGTCTTGCCCATAATCTATACCTCCTCAAGAAATGGACGCAGGCGCACCAGCGTGGGAACGGCAGAAGCAGCCAAGATACTTAAACGTGCCGGTACCGGTTGCAGACGTTGCCACACGGGTAGCGTAACGGGTGCGGGTGTGGATGCTCTCAGCGGTTGCCTGAGCGCAGTTACAGTCGGTCAGAGGGTATGCGGTCGTGCCTGCGCCGATGGTAATGACCACAGGTGCGTTGATGGTGGTCGTGTCCGGCAAGCTCTGAGCAACGACAATGCAATACTTTTCGCCGTTCTGGTATGCGCCAGCAGGGATGTTGATGGTCAGAGTATCATCGGCAAACGTGACTGCCTGACTGATGACCAAGTGCGGGCAGAGTTTGCAGCTTGTTTTGCAAGCCATAGTAGTTTCCTCCTAAAAAATCAGGGGCAGAGGTGTCTTACCCCTGCCCCGATGGTTCACCCGGTGTTATCGGGGAGTGTGTAGGTTAGCAGCCGCAGCAGTTCACGCCCACGTTGGGGTTTGCCACCTGATAAGCGGGAATCGGACGAGGATTGACCCGGTTCAGGATGGTATCGGTCTGCTGGGACATCACGGTGGTCAGAAGCGCATTCTGACGATCCTGAGAAGCGGCGAACTTCAGGCTCTGGTTCTCAGCGGTCAGAGTGGCAATCTTATCCTGCGTGAAGTAGTCCATCATGCTGCGGAAGTTTGCGTTGCAGTTGTCCACGATGGCACGAGCGTTGTCTGCGATAGCCTGACGTGTAGCGCAGTCCTGCTGTGCAATGGTGTACTTCAGGTCGCCGATGAGCTGCTTGTTCTCGCAGCAGCAAGATGCAAGCTGCGTGGAAAGTGCGGTCTGACCCGCCTGCCGTGCGTTGCCCTCCTGCATGATGGCAAGGCTGATGGCGTTGTCGCCGTTGGACACGCTGCGTTCCAGGCCGTTCACGAGCTGTGCGTTCTGGTAGCCGAGCTGACAGATAGCGTTGTTCACGCTTGCAAAGCCGTTTGCGATATTGGCGTTGACGCCGTTCATCTGCGCCAGCTGGTCATAGCCCAGAGAGCAGATACCGCTTTGGATGCCAGCCAGAGAACGGGAAGTGTCCTGCTGGTAGAAGCCCTCCGACAGCGCCGCGCGAGTATCTGCGCCACCCTGACCAGTTGCGCCAGTGCCGACCAGATAGGGGATGTAGCTGTTCATGCCGTTGTCACCACCGTTTCGACCGTAGCCGTTTGTACCCCAGCCGAAGATGATGGCGAGGATGATAACCGCCCACAGACCTTCGTTGCCGAAAAATCCGCTGTTGTTATTGCCGCCGTCCTGCCCAGCCAGATAACCAGTTGCAAAATCGTCCATAACAAAACTCCTTTCAGTTTTGCGTTATGCTATCCCACCGCCGTATGCGATGGGCGAAGCCAGATAAAAGCGGTTTTTATCAAGTCCGCAAGACTGAGAAGCGTTTTGCTTAGAGGGATGCTTATTTTGGGATTATCAAATCAGCTTGGAGAATTGTTTTTTTCGTCTTCTGGGTCATCCCACTTTTTGCTGGCAGCACCAAAAATGAAGCCAAGCATTAAAGGAACCCACATTTTGTCATTGCCACACAGATTGTTGATGTCAAAATCTTTTTCGGAATGGCTGTTTTCAAAATCATCCATAGTAAAGCTTCCTCACTTCGGAAGCGTCAAATTCAGGACGCTTGCCAGCTGGTTCAGGTCGATGCCACGCTCTTTGGCGAGGTTCTGCGCCATCGTTCGGAGCTGTGCTTCGTTTTTGCCCTGAATCAGGTTCAAGCCCTGCATGATGGGGGCATTCTGCCCGCTCAACTGCTGGATAAGCCCCATCGGGTTCTGCCCGGCGCGAGCCAGATTTGCAAGCTGCATGATAGGGCTATGCGTAATCATGTCAAACGGAGAGGACATTGTTATTCTCCTTTCTTTGCTGTGGCAGCGGGCTTAGAAAAGCTTTTCTGCCACTTTTCCAGTTCATCCAGCCTGTGGACGAGGGTGTTATACTCTTCAATAGGCACATACTGCTGTGTCGGTGCAGCGGTCTGCTGTGCCTGTTGCGCTTGTATCTGTCGCCACGCTTCCGGGCTGTAAAATTCTTGCACATAGGATTCGCAGGTGTCCGGGTTCAGCCGCTTGCAGTAGATCACACCGCTCCGCAGGTCGGGGCAGTAGGTCGGTCTGCCGTACAGGTCAGACGGTATCGCCAAAAACTCTTCCCTGCTAGAAACAGGCCTGCCCAGTAGCCAACCGCCGTCCTGCGCCGACTGCTGAATAGGCTGTTGCCCATTCATCGGCTGCGGACGCTGCTGCTGCATCTGCTGTACTTGCGTGTTTGGCAGGGGAGCGGCAAGCCCTACCGTGCCCATACCGCCATAAGGATTGACAGGCTGTTGCGGAACATAGGGCGCTCCGGGTGTCTGGTAATAGCTCATGGTTCATCCCTCCTATTGCGCCCAGTGTACCGCACTGGCAAAAAACGAGAGACAACGAAGGTACAACGAAGGACAAAAAAGAAAAGCGCCCACACGGAAAAATCCGCATGAGCGCTTAACTGTTAAGGGCCTCACATTGGAAGCAAAAATAAAATATCACGTTTTGACTTGCAAGACAAGAGTTTCGACAGAACTAGTGAGAATAAAACAAAATCCACCAGCCTAAAAGCTGATGGATTATAAGTGAGCGAGTAATCGCCCTGCCACCGAAGCAGCAAAATTGCGTCTCCCGCATGGTACGCACTGCAAGTAGGCGGGCGGGAGACTGGTCGGCGCCTATCTGGCAACCGCTTTTTTCATTCCCAGATAAAGCACTGGGCTAGCTGGCAAATATCCACCCTAATGCGCTTCTTCGAGAGGCCGGGTGGATTTGTTGAGATAATTATACCACAATCCGTGCAAAAAGAAAAGCGGCAGACTCTGGAATAGCCTGCCGCTTTGTCGCGTTTGTAGAATCAGCTTCAAATATGCATCCTACATACACTTAGGTCTTAAGAGCATTATATCACATATCCAGCATTTTATCAATAATTTTCAGCCTATTGCCGATTGATGTCCGACAATACGGCACACGCGCTGCAATATCAACTTGACATAGCTGGTCAACGTACCGCAACCGGGCGATTTTCCGGTCATACCTCCCAAGCGGCGCACGTTTTATCACAGCTTTTATCTGTTCTGCATTAAGTCCTTGCAACGCTGGCGGAAAGACTATGCGAGCCGCCGCCACAGGCAGCACCGAGCCAGAAGGGCTGCGGCAGCTGTCCGGCGTTGCGCACCATATTGCCAATGACGGCAAAATGGTATGTTTTCGTGAGGCCACGAAGACGTGCGCAGACCATTTTCGTGATGTCACGAAATTGCTTTTGTGCGGCGTACATCTCGGTAAAACCACCGGGATGCTCGTATGTAATGCTTGCCATGATATTACTCCTTATTGTGAACAATGAGATAACGAATTACGGAAATTTTGACGATAACGCTATCGTCCGGGTTGTTTTCTTGTACACCGCTGAACGCAACGTATTCGCCATTTAGCCACAAAATATTTCCTTCCAACCGCTTGAGCCATTTTCCGCTGCCATCGAAATCAGCGGCATGGTCATCCAAGTCGATTTCGAGGTAAAAACCATCGTTCTGTTTTGCAAAGTATTTTTGCAGAACAGAAGTGATTTCTTTCGTGCTCATGTTTTCGGAATCAGCAATGACTTTGATGTAGTGATAATGAAACATTTTTTGTCTCCTTACTCCTTGCTATCCAAAACGATTACTGCGTACACGCGGAGGCTTTCCAGCTTTTCGATAACGGCATTATAAGTTGCTTCCGTTGCGATGTGTGCGATGCGCTCCAGCTCGTTGCTCTCTTTTGATGCAGCAATAATTTCATCCGCAGATACGCGTTTCATGGATTCAATCAAATCGAGCAAATCTTCGACATTCACTGCGTTCATACCATCACTCCTTGCTTAGTGCCGCTTTCATGTGGCTCATAAATTACCCCTTGTTGATGGTAGGCTTCTTTTCTGCCAGTGCCTTTTTCATCATGATGACGGCCTTTTCGATCACACTGTCCAGCACTTCATCCGTGATGAAAGGCTTCAGCCAGTCCGGCAGTGCGCCGCGCAGTGCGGCAAAGACCTGTGCCTTTTTCTTAGCACCCTGACCGTTGCCCATGATGCTGTCCTCAGCGATAGTCACGAGTTCCACTGCCCATTCCTTGACGTACTGCTTGTAGCCAAGCCGGATAGTACCAACGGCCAGCGCGGCAAAGCCGATGAGCATCAGTACCAGTGCGATAGGTGCGGGGATAAAGTTAAACATTGCTTCCATGTTTTGTTACTCCTTCCATCAGGTAGTTATCAATTTTTGCTTTGCTTGCTTGCATTGCTGCTACGTTGTTTCCGGTCAGCTGCGATTCAAGCAAAGCACGAACGGCTTCAAGCGTCAGGCGGTTTACTTCGTCGATTTCCCCGAAGCGGGACAAATCGCGCCCAAGCGCTAAAGAATGTTGCGCATAGCCCGTTTCTAGCGTTTGCAAGCGCTTGTCCATCTCATCCAGCCGCTTGTTCTGCACGTTGTCCGGCTCCTGAGCCTTTTTGATGTACTTGTGGATGATTTCCAGCACCTTGTCAATGGTGATGGCCGCAGCACACAGGCTGCCAAGGATGCCAAGCACCCACAGCAAAGCTTCTTTTTCGGTCATGCACCCTCCCGGAGACGGGTCAGGCCCTTCTTACGGATGATTTTGGGGTAGTTGATGGTGGTGACGTTGAGGTCTACGTCGCCGGAGATGCCAGGCACGCTGCCTTTGCTGGTGTGCTGGTGGGAGTTGTACCTAAAGGTAACAGCAGGCGGTTTGCCGGTGTAGTCGGCCAACCAGACGTCCCACCGAGAGGACAGCCGAGCCATGTCTAGCTCATACTTGTAACCGGTGTAGGTGTACAGCTGGGCATAAAAGCCCATGGCTTCCACCTTTTCCAGCGCATACGCCACCACGTTGGTGAGGTCAAGCGTGGAGAGCTTTTTAAGCCTGTTTTCCTCCACGTCCACGCACACGGGCATGGTGAGCTCTTTGCCGCGTACCGCTTCCCGCACAAGGGCCAGCTCTGCATCCGCCATCGCTTCGCTGGTGGCGTAGGTGTAGTAGTAGACGCCCACGTCCAGCCCAGCAGCCCGGGCGTTGCGGTAGTTGGTCTCAAAGGTCGGGTCGATGTACAGGCCGTCTGCCCGCTTGGAGAGCTTGCGGTTGGTGGATACCGTCTTGAGCATGACGCCTTTGTAGCCTGCCGCTTTGACCTTGCGCCAGCCGTCAAGGGTGATTTTGCCCTGATACCGGCTCACGTCGATGTAGCGGTAGGGTGGTGCGCCCTCCCAGCCGGGAGGAGCAGCACTCTGGGTGTCCACCGTGGACACCGGGTCAGAGGTAGAGGCATCTGCCGCCCGGGAGAGGGCGGAGAAGAGGGAAGCGAGGAAGTTGAGGATGGTGTGCAGCATTTTGAGACTCCTTTTTGTTTTTAAGGTTAGATAAAGCCTTCTTTAGTTAATTTGTGGAATATCTCCTACATTTACAAATGTAAGTCCGATAGTTTTCGCATAATCTATTACGTTCTTTAATTTATTAATTTGGTCGGCGTCACCATAGATGTCACTGTCATGCCAAAAGATAATTACCAATTTTTTATTTGAATTTGCAAAATCGCAAGCGCCTTTTAGATAGTTTTCAGTATTGCTGTATAATGATATTCTGTATAAATCAAAAATATTTGACCTTGCGCCGTTTGTGTCATGCGAATAAACCATAGGGCGTGTCTGACCACCACAGCAACATACATCGTATAATGCACCGCAAATAGTTCTAACTTGCTCGTTTCTGCTATGGTTGGGATATGCAACTCCCGCTACATTTAGTGAAAGATTTACCCATTTGTCTTTTTCACTGATAAGATAATTGTAAAGTTCTTCGGGAGAATAATCCGTAAAACGCCCTGCACCATGCTGGCATATTCCGATGTTGTTATTAGTAATCATTGTTCTTAGCTCTGCAAGCAATGTTGGATTTGTAACAACTTCAGAATCTGTCCATAATGCAAGTGTAACTGGGATATTCTTTTCTTTTGCTATTGGAAATGTAACGTTGCTGACTTTTGCACATCCATCATCAGCAACAAGGCAAATATATCCTTTGTCCAATGCACCAAGATTTCGGTGCCCCAACAGTCTTGCCATTTCATCAGTGCAGTTTGTTATATTAGTAACGACCTCATCAAACTGGTGTTTCACAAGTTTCAGATTTGGCATTTCGTAGTCTGAATAAGGAGCATAATCGAGCAACCGATTTCCAGTTGAAATCTGCATTGTGTCAAGTGTAGCGTTACCTCCACTTGCGTACATCCAGAAATACAGCAAGAGATAGTTTTCTTCGCTCGTTGTTGTAATTGTTACATAATGCCTGCTTGAACCGCTAACAGTATTAGACATAACTATTTTTCGTAATGCCTTTGATAATCCGTTAGCAGTTGGCATTTCATTTGAGAAATAAATAACGTATCTGTTGTTACCGCTAATACCAGTCCACGAGATTGTGTATGTAGTATTTGGCTCACATTTCCAAATTATAGACTGCACACCATCATTAGGGGCAATAAATACAAGGGAATTATTGCACATCATATTTACAATGCTTGCAGTATCTTTATCAAAAAGATTGTATCTTAAAAATCTACTATTTATATCAGCCAAATCTTCTTTTAGCTGACTTTCCACCCCCTTTGCTCTTTCGCTCTCCGCATTGATCGCCTTTCCCACCTTCGCCGCATCCGCCGCCATGCCGGAGATGGTGAGGGTCGTATCAGTGCCAGCCAATGCGTTAAGAGTGTTGGCGTTCATGGGAGTGCCTTCCACGATGGGTTCATCGTTCCGGACAAGAGTGACGACCTCTGATGTACCGTCTGACTTTTTCATAGTCCAACGGCCCGGGTATTTTGCTTTTCGGTCAATAAACTGCATAGTAAGGTTCACCTCCACAAATTGGCTCGGAGCAGTAAAGCGTGTAATCTTTGGCTATACTTTCGATGTCAGAAAGTATCTTTTCGACCTGATTTATCACGCCAAATTTCATAGAAAGGGATTTCGGCACATCCGGAGTAGAGCTTGTTCCGCTGCATTTTGAACGGATGGCTTTCACGCTAGCTATCCAACGATTGACGTCCTTTGTGGTAAGATAGCTGTTCGGACCCCATTCGGGGGTAGATGTTCCGGTGAAAGTAATTGTTCCAGAAAAAATCATTTTGGCGTCATCGCCATAGTAGGCGCTGCCATGTGCAATGTCGATGTAATCATTTGCTACAACCCAAGATGGCTCGACAGAGGGCGGGTAGAAGTTGTTGGCAGCGGCAAAATAGAGCTGATATTCGACGCCCTTTTCCAGCACGATGTTTCCCATGTCCAGCACTACATCGTTATAGCCTTTGACAAGGTCGATGGACTTGTCTACCAGGGCGGTCTCAGTGCCGTACTTGCGCAGGACGGTGCGCATTTTGCCCGGCATATAGCCCTTGACACGGAATCCCAGCGAGCGGAGCGGCAGGCCCGCTTTCTTAGCAGTCAGCGGCATGAAGAACTCGGACTTGGCGGGATAATTGTCCCACGCGGGGATGTCGCCGGAAGTATTAAGCGCCGTCACGACCGAAATCGGGTCGATAGGAAGTTTCACTCCGACAATGTCAGCAAGCTCTTTCATGCCCTGTTCGATTCGTGCATAGTCAGTGTAACTGAGCGCTCCTTTCATACCGGCGGCCCACTCCTGCTGTTCAGCCGTTGTCCATGTGCCGGTTCTGGCTTTGGCTGTTAGCTCTTTTACCCGGTCTACATCTGCCTGCGTTCGGTCTGTAATCCATGTTGCCATACAATCACCTCTTAAAAAATCAGTTTGCCTTTAGCGTCAATGGAAAGAGACTTTGGAACGGTAAATGCGGGGTGAACGACATTGTCATATTTACGAGGACCCTCGTCATTCGTAGCATAAGAAATCGTCTCTGCGTTGCCATTCACTTGTAACGTAGAATCATACACGGCGTATGCGTTTACAAGTTTGCTGACCAACAGAGGTCGCCAGTACTTGTTGGCGCTTGAGCTTGTGCCAGCAATATCATAGAGCATCTGAAGCGAGTACAGATAAGGAGTTCTTGTCCAAATGGAACGCCCTCTCTCAGAACCCTCTATATCGGATGCAAGCATTGTCTTCAGGATTTCAGATGCATTTTGCAGGGGAGTCCCCTCGTTGTGCTTATAACTCGGGCTGCTAGTCGTCCAATTCGGGGCATCAGAACCTTCCGTGTCGTATCCAAACTCATGGCTGGAAAGAAGGAAAACACTTTCGGCCATCGTGGATACCCTGCTGCTACCAGAGTTACAGTAAGAATCGGAGAAGCCCGGGGTGTAGTAGATGGTTGTCTTATTGATAGCTTGCTTTTGAGCATAACTGAACGAGTTGAAGTAGTCGCCGTTAAGCCAACTGCTCACGTCACTGCTGGCATAAGTAGACCATGTAGAATTCCAAGCCATGATAGCCGCGTAGTGTTTTCGAACCAGAAGAGTTCGTCCGGCTCCGTTCAACTCGCTCTCATAGTCATGCTTCGCAACAATGAACTCAGCCACGTTGCCGCCCTCGTCCATAAGAACAGTGTCGCCCTCTGCAACATCAAACAGGTTGTACGATGTTGTAATGAAAGAGCATTTCGCGGAGACGTTGCCCACAAAGGCAGTGACAACAGCCTTGCCCGGGGAGTTCCACTTGACTTGACAAGTGGATTTTCCCTCTGCATTTGTCAGAACGTGAAGAGAGACAATTCCTTCGGGAGAAGCTGCCCAGTTGATTTTGGGAGAATCAATGGTAGCAGGGGACAAGGTAGCGGAAAGAACAACGGAATCACCCCAGTCAAGCTGTTCGCTGACATGGTCAAGAGACAAAGCCTGAGCATCTGCCATCATGTACCCCTCTACAGTGCCTTTGAAGCACCCATTGAAGGTGTATTTTGCATTGGTCACCAGCAAAACAGCATCGTAATTGAACTGATGGTGAATCTTTACCATATCAAGAGCGTCAACGATAGGGCTTGCCCGATAAGTAAGAGAAGCCTTGCGACGATTGGAAAGGACTCCATAAGACTCCGTAAGGGCATTTCTGGATTTTGCAAGAATGTCCTTTGTGAGCATAACATTGCTCAGCGTCTGGCTCACGCCTTTGCCCGAAGGGCTTTCGGGATAAGCGTAGGTAACGCCACCTACGGTGGTCACCACGTTGAGCATATTTTGAGCAAAGGTGATTTCCGGCCAAGAATAATTGTTCAGCACCGGAATATCCAATACCGAGTCAGAGGCGACAGAACCGTACACACGGTTAATCTTTATCACGCCATCACGAGTCTGGTACAGAGCCATTCCGGCCGCATTGGCGGCAAGCTGCAAAATATCGGAATTGTGATAAGCAGACCCATCGCTCGTGATGTCCGTAGAGTAGTCTTTCAGTTCATCAGAGATTTCTGCTGTGATTCCGTCTGCCTCAAGCTGTTCTAACGCATCGTAGCACATCTGGTATAGTGTGCCGTATTTTCTTCCGGTGTACTTCGTGCTGGATAGATACAGGAAAGCGTCTCGCGCCTGAAAGGACGCCTCAATGCTGTTGGCGGGGACGCTCCACTCCGACAGGAAGAACATTCCTCCGCTCACCCATTCGGTCTTCCCGTCAACATCCATTCCATAACGAACAGTGACAGGCTGGCGCTCATAGATGTACTTGTAAATCCCTTGAGGGTTTACGGAGTCCCATGTGCGGTCGCTGTTATCCAAACTAAAGGAAATCGACTCCTGAGAAAGCTGCCCGGAGATAGGGTCTCTTGCTGAAGAATGGCTGTAAGACAAAATTTTAGTCTTGTCGAACACCAGATACCTGCCGATTTTCACTTGTTCGACCCTTACTCGGCGGTTAGGGAGACACCACTTCAGCACCTCAATCTCTACGGCATCAAACCCGGAAAGCTCTACATCAACATCAGAACGGACGGATTTGTTTCCGTTTACGGTCACAGTTTTTAACCTGTTAGTCCCAAGATATGCGCTGACCGAAAAATCTGTAGCGTATTCTTCAAATACCGTAGACCAGCAAATTGAAACTCCGGGAATCGAGGACTTGCTCTCACTCGGAAGCTCAAGCCGGATAACAGGATGATTTGAATCGTCAAAAATCTTGGCGCTCAAAAAACCAGTAGTTCCATACGGAGGGGAAGAAGGAACAATGGCGCAACTTCCGTCAAGAACAGTGAGATTAAGCTCTCCTGTGGAATACCTCGAAATGGAAGCGTTATTGGAAAGCGCAATACTGTGAAAGGTGGAGAACGGGGCTGCCGATGACGTGACGATGGTAGCCTTTTTGTTGATACCCGGTTCAGTAATTCCACAGGTAATCTCTACAAAAGATTCCGGGACAAGGGTTTCGTTAAATTTTTCTTTCCACTTATCGGAGACTTCAACCATGTATCATACCTCCACAAGAGAAAGTTTGCACCCTGTCCATCCCATCACGCCACCGGTTTTCGGCCCTCTACGCCACATTCCGCCGGTGCGGTCGGAGACGTACATCTGACGGGTAGTATAACCGGCTGTGGCTTGGTTATAGAATTTAACAGTGCAGTAAAAATTCGTAGTGAAAAGACTCAAGATGTCGGCCCACTGCCGTGCGGTGAGGTAGTTCCAAGACATGGAGACCTTTGCCACATCATGCCGCACGACAGAACCAACAACCTTGCCCTGAACATTTCGGCCAGAGTCCACGATCGTGCTGGTAGTTCCCTCATAAGAGGACGGTTCCGGTAGCTCTACACCGTTCACCGTAATCAGTGCAGGAATATTGGCCATCTGAACCATCCTTTCTTAGTAAGAGTAAACTTCAGTACCCATAATAGACACGCCACGTTCTTTCTGGGTCTTTTCAACAGAAGCGGTGAGCTGCTTGCCATCAAGGTACACTCTTACATCTCTTCCATCAGAGATTTCCTCTCCATACCGCTGCCAGATGTCGAGAAATGCATTGTAGCAGCCGTTGTACACAGCATCTCTCATCTCTTCGGAGTTTCCACTTGCGGCAGAATAAGTGCCACTATAGGAAGAGCTGGATGTCGAGGAATTGTAGCTAGAGCTTCCAACATACTGAGATGTATCGCTGTAACTACTGGTAGAATGGCTACCACCAAGTTTCGATACGATTCCAGCGATTGCAACACCAAGGGCGGCGGCAGCAGCAAGGGCTACGATTCCAGCGGGAATGCCAAAAATCGTAGCGCTGAGGGCGGCGCCCACAGCAGAAAGCATTCCCGCCACTGCGGTTCCGATGGTGCTTACCAGCCCGGCAAACCCAGCGAAAATTGTCGGGAAAGAACTGAGCAAGCCGCCAGACAGCGCAGCGCTGATTGCTTTAGCAGCCGTTGCGAGAGGAGACTTCACGTTTCCGAAAGCCTGCGTAATACCAGAAAGCATCGTCTGAGTTTCAGAGGAAACCTTTCCGAAATTCTGAGTCAGTGCGCTCACCAGATTTTTGCCAATGGTAGCGGCTGTATTCAGCAGGGAAGAAGCTTGGCTTTTCAATTCTTTGCTCAGTCTACCAAGCAAATCGCTTGCAACGGACTTGACGCGTTTACGCTGCTCATCGCCCATAGCGCCCCAGATGGAAGCAGCAATAGTAGTGCCGACTGTTTTCCAGTCGCCACTCTGCGCGGCCTGAATGAAAGTTTGCACCGTACCGAAGAAGTTGGTTTTGAGGTTGTTATCGAGTTCGGCCCACTTAGAGTCTAGCCCGGAAATGATGCCGTTGAGGTAGCTCGTGCCGCAGTCAATGCCATGGTTCGCCATCTCTTCGCCCTTGAGCTTGGTGGCGTCTACGAGTTTATTCATAGCATCGTTGACGTAACCAAGAGAACCAGTGATGCCGTTTGCAAGGCCTTGATCGATGTAACCGCCAAATAGCTCAAAGAGCTTGGAAGGAGAGTGGATTTCAGTGTCGTTCGTAAACTTATCAATAATAGCTTTTGCAAGACCACCGGCAGTTTTCTTTGCATTTTCAATGCCCTTGTTAATACCGTTAATCAAGCCCTGAACGATGTTTTTGCCATAATCCAAAAATTTAGCAGGGAGATTTTTGATTGTATCAACCAAACTGTTCCAGGCCTTGTCCCAGTTTTCTTTGAATCCAGACCACTTCTGGTTCCACCACTCGCCAACACCTACAAACCACTGCTTCAAGCCCGCACTCGCTTGGTCAAGCGCCTGAATCGGATGCTGGACAAACCCGGGCAAGCTTTCCCATGCGGTCTGAAAATTAGCGCTAAACCCTTGCCACTTTTCATTCCACCACTCGCCAACGCCGACAAACCAGTTTTTCAAGCTCTCGCTTGCCTTGTCGAGAGATTCTGTAATTTTGTCCCAGTTTTGATAAATCGCAATTCCGGCATCGGTCAGGCCGCCAACAATCAAACCAATCAGTGTGCCGATGCCTGCGCCAATCGGGCCTCCAAGAGAGCCGATAATTGCACCAATGCCTGCGCCAGCCATTGTCGAGCCAAGCGGAATCAAAATTCCGTTTAACGTGTTTAAGCCATTTTTGACAGCATCGTAAACGCCCGTTACAAACATAGGTATGCCGGTTACTACTCCGCCAACTGCCGCTCCAATAATCGCGCCAGCAGTAGAGCCGCCAGCCGCTTTAATGGCCGCGCCAACAGCAGTATTCCCAAAGCCGGTCACGATAAACTGAGCAATTCCTTTTCCAAGAATGGCTGCGCCTGTAGTTCCAATCAAAGCGCCAAGAACAATTTCAGCGAAATTCTTTCCATTTACGCCATTTTCAATCGCGTCTTTAATGCCTGTAATCTCAAGAACAACGCCCACCGTAAAAACGCCAAGACCCAAAACAATGGATTTCAGTGCGTTCATTTTGGAGATAGCGTCCACAATATCCGTAATAAGATTTGTGAGTTTCCACGCGGCAAGGGCGGTTGCTACAGTCGCTATAAGAGGAAGCATACTTTTGATTTTCTGCTTCATCTCATCAATAGATGTGCCAACATAATTCTTGAACATATCGTAGCCGGACAGGTCTACATCACCCAAGATGTTGCCAGCGGATGCGCCGCCGCCAGAGCCGGAGCTCCCCTGTGTGGGGTCAATGATGTTCAATTCATCAAATCCCATCGTGTAGTCCTTGAGGGCTTTGGCAGCTTTCTTGGTGGAGTCAGCCGTGTCATCCATTGCATCACCGATGCCGCCAACGCTTTCAGCGCTCTTGGTGAAATCAGTGAACACGACCTTCACACCCATCAGCTTTGCCACCCACTCAACGAATTCTCGGATGAGCTGCACGGCGGCAATCAGCGGGGGAAGAATGGATTTCAGGGCAGGGTAGAGCAGAGAACCAACAGACTTCGCCAGCATATCCAGCTGCGCTTTCAGAATCTTGATCTGGTTTGCAGGGCTTTGGATAGTCTGCGCAAGATTGCCCTGCACATTGGCGGTCTGCTTCATAATGGCAATGTAACGCAAAACTGCTTTATCTGCCTGAGACAGGCTAGAAACCTGCTTGTTAAAGCCCAAAGCAAGAAGTTCCTGCTGCAACCGTGCCTGAGTCAGGTCAATGCCCAAACGGCGAATAGGCTCAATCTCGCCAGAGATTGCGGAGGACATTGCGGTAAAGGTTTCTGCAACGTCCTTGTTCCAATAGGAGCCTTCGTCATAGGCAAGCTGAGTCAGGTTCTTAGACAGAACGTATGCTTTGTCGCTGGCCAGGCCAAACGAAGTGCCTAAGCTCTGGATGGTAGCCATGTAGGTCATCGCTTTGGTCGGGTCAACGCCAAGCAACCCCTGCATTTTGCCAATAAGCGTATCGGCTTCACCGCTCAAATTGCCCATAGCATTATGGAACAAGTCTGTTGCTTCATAGAAGTCGTTAAACTTCGCAACAGCGTTGCCAAGATACTCAGCGATAGCTTTCAACGAAACCAGCTTTGCCATGTTCCGCATAAAGCCGTTCATCTGATTGGACAGGCTGAGATAGCTCTTGCGCTGCTTCTCGTTGGCAGCCGTCACACGGTTTGCCTGTGTGACCACCTTACTCAACTGCGGAGGGAGCTTTGCAAAAGCGTTGCCAACCTTGTCGAGCTGCGAAGCAAGGGGAGTAAGGGCGGCAGACAGCTTTTGGCAAGCAGTAGAAAAGTCACCCACCGTCTTGCTATCCAGCTTTTGCGCAAGGTCAGGAATCTTGTTGAGTTGATTCAAGACACTTCCGAGATTTTTCAGATTGCTAAAATCCAGAACAGACAACGGAGCAAGACCATTCATCAACTGTCGGGAACTTTCAGCAAGCTGTGTGTAATCAGCTTTGTTTGCTTCAGACACTGCTTTCGGGATTCGGCGCAAAAGGCTTACAAAACTGCTCAATCCTTCCGGCGCAGTGACGGAAGGAAGATTATTGAATCCGTTCAAGACAGACTTCAAATCGCCAATGTCAGAACTGATGCCCTGCACGCCGCTGACCGCTTCCGGGATTTTTTTGATGGCGTTGATGGCGCTTTTCAAGCCTTTTGGGTCTTGAACGGTAGCCATAAGGTCAAAAGCATCCGTAACATCGAGCAGGATATCAACGCTATCAGAAAGAGCACCCATGCCGGTAAGGGATTCCGGAAGTTTAGCGATGCTCTTTGCCAGTGTACTGATGCCCTTTGCGCTTTCACTTGCATTGACCTTGCTGATGCCATCAATGAACCGAGTAACGCTTTCAAGACCGCTAAAATCTCCCTGCGCGGACTTTAACGCAGTGAGGGAATTGGTGAGTTTGTCCAACCCATCAATCACCTTTGACACATTGCCCTTTGTCCGCAAATTAGAAATGGCGGTAGTGAGTTTGTCGATATTAAGCTCTGCACCGCTGGATTCCGCAGAGATTTCTACGGATAAGCTTGTAATATA